ATGCGGAAGCCCCCACTGTGGATGTCTGGAAAACGTGCAGCCGATGCCCTGGCGCATCGTGCCGCTTTCGATGGCCGAGGCCGAGGCCGAGTTCATCGCCGCGTGCCGGCGCTGGCTGCCGGTTTTCCAGACATCCACAGTGGGGGCTTCCGCATGAGCAATCCGAGCACGGACAGCTACGTCCGATCGACCGACCACGCGCTGATGGTCCCCATCGCGCCCTGGCAGTTCGTGAGCGAGCACGCCGCAACCGGCGTCGCCGTCAAGGCGGCAGCGCCGCGCGAGCGCCGGCCCTCGCAGACCAAATCCCCGACCGCGATGGAGGCCTGACATGGCGAGGAAGTCCGCAGCACAACGCCGCATTGATGCCGGGGTCGACGCCGCATTCGGTCACCTCTGCGATCTGCTCACGACCGAGCGGATGCTTCAACTCCTCAAGACGACGCCGCTTAACGCCATCGCACTCGCGACGATGGCGCTGGTTCACGAGCAGGAGAGCGATCCCGACGGTATGACCGGGCCTGTGGTCACGCCGATCGAGACGCTCCGCTATGCCCTGCCGCTGCTCAACGATCATGCGCGCAATGCCATCGGGCTGATCGTGTGCGCGGTGCTCAATCTCCAGCACCGCACGCAGCTCGATCCGAAGCCCGCCTTTCGCCAGGTCAAGCGCGCGCTGAATCGCGGTCGCCGCAAATCCCGGCCGGTGAAGGCGCGCGGCAAGAAGCGCCGCGGGCGCTGACGAGTTACGGGGCAAGGGGCGCTGATGGTTACCGAGACCAAGATCGGCTGGACCGACTGCACGGTGAATCCGATCCGCGTGCTGCGGCTCGGTCCGGATGGCGAGCCGCTCGATCCGCAGCCGGGCGTTTGGGGCTCGGGCGTGCACTGCGAACATGTCACCGAGGAATGCAAGTTCTGCTGGGCCGAGGGCGAGAACAACAACCGCGGCACGCGCCTGCCGTTCAAGCCCGGCCATCGCAAGAATCTGCGCGTCATCATCGACGAGAAGATGCTGCTGTCGCCGCTGCGCCGGCGCAAGCCGAGCATGATCTTCCCGTTTTCGATGACCGACCTGTTCCTCGACTTCTACGACGACGAAACGGTCGCCCGCGGCATTGCCATGATGGTCGCGGCGCGGCGGCACTTCTTCCAGCCGCTGACCAAGCGCTCGGCGCGGATGGTGTTGCTGCTGAATAGCGAGGTCTTTTGGGATCGCATCCGGACACACGCGCTGGAAATCCTGGAGGAGGTGAAAAGCCCGCTTTTGAAAGCGCACTGTAGCGGACTCGTGGGGCTCGACGGCCAAACAATGGTCGGCCCTCGTAATCCGCCGCCGAACATCATGTGGGGCGTGAGTGTCGGCTTCCAGCAAGCCGCCGACCGGGTCATCGACCTGCTGCGAACGCCTGCGGCGCTTCGCAACGTCTCCTACGAGCCCGCGCTGGGTCCGGTCGACTTCACCGACATCTGCAACGGCCACTTCTTCGCCGATGCGCTCGCCGGGACGCGCTGGCACGACAATCCCGATGGCCCGAATCCTCAGGAGAAATTCGCACCGGGCCTCGATCAGATCATCTTCGGTGGCGGCGGTCGTGGGCGGCAGCGCTGTGATGTCGATTGGGGTCGTCCGGCGCTGCGCGCGTGCCGTGCGGTCGGCGCCTCGTTCTTCATGAAGCAGACCGGATCGAACGCGTTCGATCGTGGCATCCCGATCGTGCTGCACGGCAAGGATCAGAAGGGCGCAAAGGACTGGAACATTCCGGAGGATCTGCGCGTGCGGGAAATTCCGCCCGCGATCGCCGCCTGGCTCACCCGCGAGGTGCGCGCATGAGCCGGGAGATCGAACAAGCCGTCAGCATCAATGCGCAGGCCTGCGAGTTCTGCCCTGCGGTGCACGTCAACCTGATCGACGCGGAAGGTGACGTGTTTGCGAGCGGCTCGGTGCCGATCGACACCGTCGAGCCCTTCATCGACCAAATCCGCGCAGCCGTCGCCGAGTTGGCGAAGCGGCACAGCGCACCGGTGATGCGCCAATGACCGCGCCTTATGACATCGCGGAAGTGATCCGCATCTATCAGGGCTCGGACGGCGACGCCACGAAGGCGCTCTATCAGCACCTCGATACGACCTACGGCGATCGCGGCGTGCTCGCGGTCAACCTGATGCGCGCCTGCAAGAACTCCGAGCGCGCCAAGGAATATCGCACCGGGTCCTCGACCCGAGCTGCCTACGACACCAAGGGCTGGGCGCTCGACAATCTCTGCGCGGTGCTGGCGCGGCTCGTCACGGCTCACACGCCGCTGCTCACCGACGGCGGTGCGCCGGTCAAATGGGGCTGGGGCGTCGACGACAAGCAGCCGGCGCACCCGCACGTGCTCTACATCGAGCTGCCGACCGGGCAGGTGAGCTTCCACTCCGGCGTGCGCGGCGAGGGTCCGATCTATCTCGATGCCTGGGACGGCATGGAGGGCCAGAGCGCCGACCGGATCCTGCGTTTCATCGGCCGGCTGCTGCGCGAACCAGCGGGGCGGCCGTCATGATGACCTTGCTCGCGCTCTCGCTGCTGCTCACCGCGATCTCGCTCGCGCTTCAAGTGCGGTTGTTGCTGCGAGGTGGCCGATGACCGCCACGCGCATCATGAAGGCGCTGTCGCTCCGTCAGCCGTGGTGGTGGGGCATCCGGCATCTCGGCAAGGATGTCGAGAACCGCGACTGGCAGCCGAACAATCCGTCGCTGCATGTGGCGCGCAGGCTCGTCGACAGCGGCGAGCGGTTTCTCTTTCACACGTCACGCACGATGACGCTCGCGGACTGGACTTCGTTTCGCCAGACCGTGTCGGACCTGTTCGACGACAGCAAGCTGTCATCCGATTTCGACGTGGCGGTCGGCCAGGTCCGCATGGGCGGGCCTGAGTTCAAATCGCAACTGCAGTTCGGCGGAATCGTCAGTACCGCGCGGCTCACCTGCGTCATCGCGCGCAACGGGCAAACCGATGGCCGCTACCCCGGACGCGAGGAGGCGTGCCTGACGACGCGCTGCTCGCCCTGGTTCTTCGGTGAGTATGGCTTCGGACTCGCCGATGTCGTCGATCTGCCGTTCACGCCGCTCAAAGGCGCGCAGGGCTTCTTCGACGTCGACGTCGACGCGCTCGGGATCGAGGTGCCGGCATGACACCCGTGCGTCTCCAGCGCCAGCGCACCGCAGGTTTCCGTCTGCAGACGCTATCGATCGCGATCAACGGTCTCAATGCGCGCTCGGTGACGCGCCCCGGCCGGTGGGGCAACAGTTTCCGCGTCGGTTGCCGATGCCACTTCTATCCGACCAAGCAGTTCGTCATTCCGAGCACGATTCTGGAATGTGTCGAACTGCATCGCCGCGAGCTGGCGTGGTTCCTGATCAACGAACCGGCAATGCAGCAGCGTCTCGAGGAACTGCGCGGGCTCAACCTCGCTTGCTCCTGCGGCACGACGCAGCCCTTCTGCCACGCGGACACGCTCATCGCGCTCGCGAACCTTCCCCCGTGGAAACCCGGCGATGCCGCGCCGCTGGTGCTGTGGCCGCACTCGGAACCGCTCGACAAGGTGGCCGAGTGCCTCGATTGCCCGCGGCAGCATCTCAACGTCGCGGTCGAGACGAGCATTCGCGACTGGCACGGGCTGTTCGCTCGCTTCTCGCACGCGCCGGTCCTCGACCCGTTCGGGTGCGCGCGCGGCGAGCACATCAGAGTCCAGGCAGGGCATGAGCCCGCGTTCCTCTACACCGGGCTGACGCAGTCCGCCGCGATCGGCGCGCTGGTCGCCGCCGCGCACGAACGGCGGGGGTCGGCATGATCACCCGCGCCGACTTCGACCGCATTCGCGTGCTGCTCGGTGAGCAGGCCGAGGACGACATCGCGTGGTCGGAGAACGTGCGCGCGCCGGAGAGCGCCGACGATTTCGCCTCGGAGGCGATCTACGTCATCTGCAATTCCGGCATGAAGCACAAGGTCGCGGTCGGAATCTTTCGCAAGGTGATGGCCGCGCTGGAGCTCAACGAGACGTCGGCGAGCGTTTTCAATCACGAGGGCAAGGCGCGCGCCATCGACTGGATTCACACGTGGCGCGTGCCGCTGTTCGAGTTCTACCGGCTGCCCTGGAGCGACGAGCGAAAGCTCGAGATCCTGCAAATGCTGCCGTGGATCGGCGGCATCACGAAGTATCACCTCGCCAAGAACTTCGGGCTCAACTGCGCCAAGCCGGACGTCCACCTCGTTCGCCTCGCCAAGCGTGAGGGCTGCACGGTCGATGTGCTGTGCGCGCGGCTCGCGGGTGAGACCGGACTGCGCGTCGCGACGGTCGACGTCGTCCTCTGGCGTGCCTGCGCCACGGGCGCCCTCAACTCGAAAACCGGAACCATCAGGGAGGCCGCATGACGGTGCTGCCTTCACGCATCTCGTGCAAGCGCGCCGAGGCCGAGGGGCTCGGTGCGGTGTGGGTCGGCGCCGCGACGAACTGGTCGAGCCATTTCGACCAGGGCGAGGCCTCGTCCGCGCAGCGCGTCGCGCTCTACCGCGACTGGTTCAACAGCGACGACCGGCGCGCCGCCATCTGTCGCGACAACCTGCACACGCTGCGCGGCCAGACGCTGGCGACCGACGATCCGCTGGAGGAGCCCTGCCACGCCGACGTGCTGATCGAACTCGCCAACGTCGGGCTTGAAGGCGAGATCGTGAATCCGCCCCTTATGCACTACGACGCGTTTTGCCGCGCCATCGCGGCGGCCGTGGCCGTTGATGAGATCGCGTTGATCCGCAACAAGGCGGCGGCGCTGCAAGCGGCCGCGCGCGTCGCGAAGAACAAGGTGCCGGAGGTCCAGTGCGCCGAACTCGTGCTCCGCGCCGAGCGGCGCCTGGGTCAGATGCTGACCGAGCAGAAGGCGACGGTCGGCATGGCGCCCGGCGGCCAGCCCTATCAGGACGGGACGCCTACCGGTTCCGATCCGGAACAGGTAGCCCGCCGCGCCCCGACGCTCAAGGAAGTTGGCATCGACCGCAAGCTGTCGATGCGGGCGCAGAAGCTCGCTGCGGTGCCGGCCGACAAATTCGAGGGGATGGTCACGGAGTGGAAGGGCCGTGTCGCCAAGGAAGGCGAGCGCGTCACCACCAACCTCCTGAAAGAGGGCGAGCAGCAGCTTGAGCGCCAGCGCCGCGCCGAGACCAAATTGCCGGGCGGCGGGAAGGTCGAGGATCTGCATGCGCTGGTGTCGCAGGGCTACCGCGCAGGCGTGATCTATGCCGACCCCGCGCGGCGCTTCAAGACCTGGTCGGAGCGCGGCGAGGATCGCTCCGCCATCCAGCACTACAACATGCAGGCGCTGGAAGAATTGAAGGCGCTGCCGATCCCGGCTCTCGCGGCCGCGGACTGCGGCTACTTCTCCTGGGTGCTCGATTGGGACCTCGAGCTCGCGTTCGAACTCATCAAGCACTACGGCTTTTCGTTCAAGACCGTCGCGTTCACCTGGGTGAAGTTGACCGAGGGCCACGACTACACCCCGCGCTTCGACGGCAAGATCAGCGATCGCGATTTTCATTTCGGCATGGGCAAGTGGACCCGCGCCAACCCGGAAATGTGTTGGCTCGCAACGCGCGGCTCGCCGCCGCGGCTCGATGCCGGCGTGCGCCAGCTCGTGATCCATCCGCTGATGGAGCACTCGCGCAAGCCGGATCTGCACGACCGCATCGAACGACTGGCCGGCGGGCCTTACATCGAATTCAACGCGCGCCGCGAGCGTGAGAACTGGCTGACGTGGGGCGACGAACTGCCGTTCCCTATGCCGGTGGCCGGTCCGACCGAGCCTGTGCTCACCGAAACGCAGCGCATCACGGCAGCGATCGCGCGAACCGGTCTGCCGAATCCGTTCTTCGAGGAGCCGTTCGATCCGCCGCCCGGCGTGCCGCGCGAGCAGTGGGCCGCGGAAATGCGGCGGACGTCGGACCTCAGCGAAGTGATCAACGCGCACGCGGCGCAGAGCGTGCCGCCGGTTGCCGACGACCAGCTTGAAATTCCGCCATTCCTGCGGCGCTCGCCCGATCCCGAGAAATCGGATTCCCAGCAGCCGGGCAGCGGTGAGCAGCCATGATGGTCGTGCGCCCCGATCATCCTCCGTACCGTTTCAGCGGCGTGCTGATCCCGGTCGCCGAGAGGCAGGCTCATATCGAGCGCGGCTGGACCGTGGTCGACGATCTCGACGGCGGTCTCGAGACGCCCGCGTGCGGGCACGGCGCGCTCGTGCTGATGCAGCCGCCCGACGACGATGGGGCGCTGTCGTGAACGCGCTCGCGCACATCGAGACGGCCGATCCTGTTGCACCGCCGCGCGTCACGCGTCCGGTGCTTCGCTACTACGGCGCGAAATACAAAATTGCTCCGGACATCATCCGGTATTTCCCGCGGCATCGCACGTACACCGAGGCGTTCGGTGGCGCAGCCGGCGTGCTGCTGCGCAAGCCGCGGTCGCACGCGGAGGTGTGGAACGATCTCGATCGCGAAGTCGTCATCCTGTTCCGGGTGTTGCAGAACGCGAAGAAAGCAGCGCGCCTCATCGAACTGCTGCGCCTCACGCCGTTCGCGCGCGGTGAGTTCGAACTGTCCTACAAGCCTCATGCCGACCACGTGGAAATCGCGCGGCGCTTGATCGTTCGCAGCTTCATGGGTTTCGGCTCAAACGCGCACGCATCGAGCGAGCGCGGCCATCGCTCGACCGGCTTCCGCGCCAACTCGAACCGATCCGGCACGACGCCGGCACATGATTGGGCGAACTATCCCAATGCGCTGCCGGCGATCATCGAGCGGATGCAAGGTGTTGTGATCGAGCGGCGCGATGCCCCGAAGGTGCTCACGCGTCACGACAGCAAGACGACGCTGCACTTTGTCGATCCGCCCTACCTGCCCGAGACGCGCTCACCCGCCAATAAATACGATCTCAAACACCGGTTGTATCGCCACGAACTCGATGGGGGGGGGCACGTCGAACTCCTCGCTCACCTCAAGACTCTTGCCGGCATGGTGGTGCTCTGCTCGTACCCCAACGAGCTTTACGAAGGCGCATTGACCGACTGGCTGCGCGTCGAGATCGCGGCCTACGCCGACGGCGCACGGCCGCGCATCGAAGTCCTCTGGCTCAACCCTGCCTGCGTTGCCGCGCTCAAGCGCGAGCATGCGGGCGAGGGCACACCTCTGTTCGCGGGCGGGGGTGAGGCATGAGCTTCGAAGCCTGCAAATGGGTTTACCGCACGAGGGTCGACGATCCGCTCGCGCAGTCGATCGCCTGGCAAATGGCGTTCGCGGCCGACAGCCGCACGCATCGCGTGACGATCTCGGTTGCGCGCCTTGCCGAAAAGACCGGCCAGGTGCCGCGCTCCGTGCGGCGCAAGCTGCGCGATCTCGAACGGCTCGGTGCGGTCACTGTTGTCGGTGACAAGTCCGGCGGGTTGCGGCCGTGCACCTACCAGTTCATGGCGCCGGTCGATCCGATCTATCTCGAGATCGCCGACGACGGCAGCGATGGGGTTGCCCAAGAGGCGATCGGCCGGCTCGCCGCAAGAGGCGCGAGCCTCGACGACACCCCGGACGCAGAGTCCTCCCCCACCCCGGACTCACAGTCCGCCCCCGGGGGGACCTCCAGTCCGGGCTCGGCGGACCCTCGGTCCGGGGAGGGCGGACCTGATGACCGGGGAGGGAGGACTGACAGTCCTCCGAATCTTAAAGAAGGGGAAGAATCTAAGAAAGAATCCCCCCTACCCCCCAAGGGGGGTGACGACGGTTTGTCTTCGGCTTTGGACGCAAGCGAGCCGGAGGACTTCGGACCGTTCTGGACCGACTACCCCGGCCACAAGGTCATGGACCGGGAGCGGGCGCTTGAGGCGTTCCGCCTGCTTGAGCGCGAGGACCAGCGCTGGTGCCGCTTCGCTGCCAAACCCTACGGGGCCGAACTCGCCAAGCTGAAAGACCGCAGGCCGATCGACGCGCACAAGTGGATCGAGCGCGCGGGCTTCCGTGAATTCACCGAGGCAAAGCCGCGACCGTTGCCGGTCGAGCATTGGGTCACCCCGGGCAGTCTGGAATTTCGTGCGCGCGCGGTGCTGGCCGGGATCACCGGCCAGGCGCTGCCGCCTGCCGTCGACCGCGGTGAGCCGGGCCTCGTGCGGAGCGTGCTGGTGTTCGACCGCGCGCTGCCGCCGGAAGCGCTCTCGCTCGCGCAATATGCCACGGCCGAGGGCGATTTCCCGGCGCAATGGGAGGACTTCGAAGTCGGAACGCAGAATTCGGGGGCGTGGCGCCAGCGCGTGAAGGACTGGACCGGCTACGACGCGCAGCAGCACACGATCGAGACGGGAGAAAAGAAACAGACGCCCGGCCTTGGCGACAAGGTCTACGAGATCGCGCTGACCAAAAAGGTCATCCGCGTGCCGCAGCCGTGGCCGCCGAGCAAGCGCAGTGTCGAGGGTGGCATCGAGTCGGATGACGGGGGCACGTCATGACCGAGGCGGTGCGAGGCGATCCGGTGGTGCGCGCCGCGTTTCTGGCGGGGTGCGGCTATTCGGCCGACGAGATCGCGGCCGACATCAAGATGAAATCCGGAGACGGCGTCAGCCAGATGCTCGCGCTCTACGGGATCGCTTTGCAGCGCAAGCCGTTCGGCGCGCGGCTCTACCAGGTGCGCCTGATCAAGAGCGACAACGACAAGCTCGAGCCCGCCGCGGCGAAGCGCGGCATCCACATGGTCGATCTCCTCTCGCGTATCGTCGCAACGGTGGCGCGCGAGATCAGCGTCGACGGCCTGCTCGACGATGACGACAACAGAGGTGCGACGTGAAGGCGCGCCTCAAAGCCAATCTGCCGCCCGGCACCGTGATCGATGCGCCGTCGCTCTATCTGACGGCGAAGCGGCCCGAGCATCGCGCGTATCGCGGGCGCAAGGCCGACATTCAGCAGTTCGTGCGCGAGGCCGAACTCGCGCGGATGCTCGATGCGCAATCCGCGCTGCCGCAACGCTGGACGGTGCAGCATGTCGCGGCGCGGCTGATCGAGGCGTTTCTGGTGATCGCGCGCCTGCCGGCGGTGCCCGGGCCGGCGAAGGTGAAAAGTCTGTGGCCCGCGCTCAATCGCTCGAACTCGATGGCGCCGCTGCGCCATTTCGCGAGCGAGGAAGCCTGGCGCGAGGCGCTGGAGGATGTCGCCGCGCAGGAAGCGCTCCGCGATGTCGCGAAGTGGGCGTTCGGAAAATTCAAGGCGCCGCCGCGCCCCGCGGAGATCACGCGCGCCGACAAGGTGATGAGCTGGCCGGCGCGGTTTCTGACGAAGCACACCGCCTGGGTGCATCACGACGGCCGTCTGACGACGGTGAAGCCGAAGTCCGACAGCGTGATGCGGGCGCGCAGCGGCGGGAAGCGGCACGAGCGCGTCGATCTATGGCGCGAGGTGACGATCGACGCGGAGGGCGCCGCGAGGATCCTGCGCGCCTGGATCATCGCAAAGGCGCGCGGCCGCGCGAACGGCAACGATGACTTGAAGCGGCTCTGCAAGAAACGCGGCTGGGCCTACTCGACCTTCCGCCGCAAGCGCGCCGCGGCGCTCGCGATCATCGCCGACGGACTCAACCACGCCGGAGAGAAGGTTTTTTGAAAACCCCGCCGGCGGGGCGCCGGCACTTCACAGGAGGACGACCATGAACAAAGCCACCAATCCAACCGCCGCCGCATCGGCCCTGACCAAGGCCGATCCGACGAGTCCCGCGCTCATCGTCACCGGTCGCGATGCGATCGCGATCAAGGCCGGAACAGTTTTTGCCGGCCGCACCTTCGCGGAACAGACCGCGGTGGAGATGCCCTCCGCAGGCCTGACGGCAGGCACGGACTACGCCGTGATCGTCGATGCGACGACCGTCCGCGCGGAGCCGCTCACGGTCGTGCCGGTGAGCGAGACCTGCCTCGGCGGCTTCCATTTCGCGCCAGGCGGTAACGCGGCCGCGCGCTCCGGTGGTGACGACATTCCGGCGATCAATCCGTTCTCGTGCTGGGATGTGAACTTCCGGCCGGCATGCCTCGATCCGCGCGGCATGACGCGGGTCGATGGACCGCTGGGGACGTTCTGGTCCGACATCTACCTGCTCGCATCCGATCACCTCGCGAACGGCACCAGCCGGCTCGGCGTCACCATCGCCGACGGCAACGATCCGCCGGAAAACCCCAAGGGCGGCCGTTTCAAGAAACTCGACTACGCGACCGCCGTCGCGGTGATGGCGCATCACGGCAAGGGCCTGCACGGTCCCGAGGAGTTTTTCGCCGCGGCCTACGGCGTGACGGAACTCACCGTGCACGACGGCGATCCGAAGGTGACCAAGCTCGATGCGCCGCGCACCAGCAAGTGGGGCCTGATCCAGCCGGCCGGCAATCTCTGGCAGTGGGGCCACGACGGCGATCCTGACAAACCGCGCGCTTCCTTCTTCGGCGGCTCCTGGTGGTTCGGCGGCGGCGCCGGCTCGCGCTGCGCGAACGTCGCGTACGGCTTCCCCGACGACTCGAACGTCCGCATCGGGGCGCGCGGCCGCGGTGATCACCTGCAACTTGCTTAGCCGTTGCGACAGCGACGGCAACTGAGCCGCCACGATGGACAAGGCAGAAAATCTCGCGACCGACGCCTTGGTCATCGTCCAAAAATACGAGGCCTTTGTGCACTACCTCTATCCGATCCTGCAGAGCAGCCCGCGCAAGCACGGCGTCGTTCGCGACATCGTGCTTGCCGCGCTGTTCGCGCCGGTCGAGGGCCTCTATCGCGCCGCACGTTCGCGACAGGTGTCGCGCCTTCATGACGTCGACGGTCAGTTCGCGACGCTGCGGTTCCATCTTCGCTTCCTCGCCCTCCCCACCATCCGGATCGTTTCTCCGAAACAGCACCCCATCGCACTCGCGATGCTGTCGGAGGCGGGAAAGATGCTCGGGGCGTGGCAACGGAAGCTCAATGACTTGGGCGCGCGTGCGCGTCCAAGAGGGCAGGCGGGGATATGATGCCGCGCGCTTCCATCTTCGGCGGCTCCTGGTGGAACGACGGCAACGCCGGCTCGCGCTACGCGAACGTCGCGTACGACTTCCCCGACGACTCGAACGACAACATCGGGGCGCGCGGCCGCGGTGACGACCGGATGCCGGGACTCTGCGGAGTCCCGTCGGCTCGACGACGATCACGGTCCCGTCGGCCGACCACGAGCGATCAAGGTCGGTGGTCAGCCCGCCGGTCCTGCTTCGGCGAACACACTCCACGGTCCGGCAGAGCGGGGCGTAGCAGGCGATGCCTTCGGGCACGCCTGTCGAGACCCGCGGCCGGCTTCTTCATGGATGGGACGCCCGTTATGGCGAAGCGCTACCGCAACCTCATCGGCGCGATCACGTCCGATGCCACGATGCGCAAGGCTTACCGCCTCACCGCGAGCGGCAAGCGGCTCACGGCCGGTTATCTGCAATTCAAGGAATACGATGCGTTGAACCTGGCGGTGCTCGCCGAGGAGATGGCGAACGGCACCTATCGGCCCGGTATTCCGGGCACGTTCTACGTGTTCGATCCCAAGCTGCGGCTGATCTCGGCGCTGCCGTTCCGCGATCGTGTCGCCCAGCAAGCACTCTGCCTCATCATCGCACCGATCTTCGATCGCGCGCTGCTGCCGCGCTGCTTTGCCGGCCGCCCCGGAAAGGGCACGCATGCCGCCGTGATCGCGCTGCAACGCGACCTGCGGCACCTGTCGCGCAGCGGCCCGGTGTATTTCCTGAAGACGGATTTCTCGCGCTACTTCGCGTCGATCGAGCTTTCGCAGTTGTGGAAGCTGATCGAGGCCAAGATCAGTTGCCGTGCGACGCTGCGGCTGATCGAGGCGATCGTGCCGCGGTCCGGCATCGGCCTGCCGATCGGAAGTCTCACATCGCAGATCTTCGCCAACCTGTACGCCGGCGCCACGCTCGACCGCCACCTGCAGCAGACGCTCGGCGAGACCTACTGGTATCGCTACATGGACGATGTCGTCGTCCTCGGCGCGAGCAGCGAACACCTGCGGCTGGTGAAAGCGAGCATCGAGACCTTCTCACGCGACCAACTCAGCCTGCGCTTCTCGAAATGGCAGATCGCGCCGGCGACGCGGGGCATCAACTTCGTCGGCTACCGCACATGGTCAAGCCACAAGCTGCTGCGGCGTGACAGCGTCATCCGCGCGCGCCGCAAGATCGCGGCCTATCGCGCGAACGGTGATGACGAGCGGCTGCGCAAGTTCATCGCGGCCTGGTTCGGGCACGCGCAGTTCGCCGACAGCGGAAATCTGATCCGCAGCCTCGGCTTGCGACCGATGACACGCAACGGGGACGCACGCGCATGAGCGCGCATCCGCTCGACGCCGAACACGAGCACGTGGCGGACATCGCGATCTATCGCGGGCCGTACGGCGTCTACGGCGTGCCGGACTTCATCGCGGAGTCGGTCGTCACGGGAAAAGACGCGCAGGCCATGATGATCGTGGTGGCGACGCTGATGAAGGCCGCAGCCGAAGGCACGCGCGCGTTCGCAGGAGAAATCTCGGTGCAGAAGGTCGAGCGCGCATGAGCCGGGACATTCTCGTCGGCGACCTCTTGCGTGACACCGCTGGAGCCACGGAGGAGATGCTGGTTGCCGATCTCCTGTGCGGCGCTGGCGGGTCCTCGACCGGTTGCGAGCAGGCGCTCGCCGAACTCGGCCTCAAGATGAAACTGGTGTGTGTCAACCATTGGCCGATCGCGATCGAGACACACAAGGCGAACCACCCGCTGGCGCGCCACTACTGCCAGGACATCGCGACGGTGCGGCCGCACATCGTGGTCCCGGAGGGCTATCTCGATCTCCTGCTCGCCTCGCCGACGTGCACGCATCACAGCGTGGCGCGCGGCGGTAAGCCGACGAGCGATCAGCAGCGCTCGGACCCGTGGCACATCATCACCTGGTTCACCGAACTGCGCGTCAAGCGCGCGATCATCGAGAACGTGTGGGAGTTCACCGGCTGGGGTCCGGTCGATCCGGCAACCGGGCGTCCGATCAAGGATCGCAAAGGCGAGTATCACGCCGCGTGGATCGACACGATCCGGAAGCTCGGTGCGACCAGCATCGAATGGCGCAAGCTCAACTCGGCGATGTTCGGTGCGGCGACGACGCGCCAGCGCTACTTCTGCATCATCCGGTTCGACGGGAAGCCGATCGTATTTCCGGCGGCGACACACCGCAAGCGCGAGCCCGGCGTCACGATCATCCCGGGCGGCCTCAAGCCATGGCGCGCGGCGCGCGAGATCATCGACTGGTCGATCAAGGGCAAGTCGATCTTCAGTCGCAAAACTCCGCTCGCGCCCAAGACGCTCGATCGGTTGCTCGCCGGAGCGCTGAAATTCGACTGGCCGGTGGAACTGGTCGCGATGATCGCGGGCGAGCTTGAGCGCTCGCTGCTGTTCTTCATCGCGCTGCTGTTCAACGCGCGGAACAAGCAGACCAAGGCCGAGGCGCGCCGCAAGTGCCTCTCGCGCCTTGGGCAGAATGTCGTGCGGCTGCGCCGGCTGCGAACCGAGGCGATCATGGTGCGCGCGTCGGGCTCGAGCGGCCCGATGCTGGTGACCCTGCGGCGCAATGCCGACGCCCGCTCGATCGACCTGCCCATCCCAGCACTCGCGGCGGCCGGCACGCACGTCGCCCTGGCGCAGCCGGTGATGCTGGCCAATCGCAGCAACAATGTGCCGAAGGCGCCCGATGCCGATCCGGCTCCGTGTTTCACCACCGCACCCGGCGGCGGAATCGCGCTTGCCGAGGCGATGATCATTTCGCCGCGCCACGGCAAGGAGGGCGCAGGTCCGCGGCCGCGCGCAGCAAGCGAGCCGGTGCCGACGATCAGCGCCGGTGGCAGCCAGTTCGCGGTCGCCGAGCCGGTGATGGTCAACGGCCGCAAGAACAACAAAGCGAAACCTGTCTCGACCGAGCCCGTTCCGGCGCTCGACACCAAGGGCGGTGTCTGGCTCGCCGAACCGTTCGTGCTCGCGACGGGCAGCTCGGGAGCGCCGCGTGCGACGAGCGAGCCGTTACCGACAGCGACGACCGGCGGTGCTGGAACCGAGGACCACCCCGGTTGCGCCCGGCCGATGCTGGCCGAGCCATTCGTCGCAACCGTGGCGCACGGCAATGATGCCGACGACGCGACCGCGAACGTGAGGCGATCGCAAAGCGTCGAACAGCCGCTGGGCACGGTCCAGGCCCTGGGCGGAAAGTTCGGCCTTGCCGAAGCCTTCGTCCTCTCGCGACAGGGTGGCGGCGCGCCGCGCTCCGTCGACGATCCGACGCCGGCGCAGGTCGCGAAGCACTCGCGCATCCTGATCATGCCGTATTACGGCTCGGGCAGTGGCGAGACCTGCGGCACGGTCGAGAATCCGCTCCCGGCATGCACCGCGAAGGCCCGCTTCGGCATCGTGATGCCGGTCACGCACAGCGACAGCAGCAACCGCGCTCGCGATGTTGAGGTCGATCCGCTGCCGACCTTGACGACCGCGCGGCGCGGTGAGCTGGCCTTCATCGCGGCACAGTTCGGCGAACGCGAAGGCCAGGAGCCGCGCGTGCACGATCTCGATGAACCGCTGCCGACGCCGTGCGCGACCGGGCACGTCAACCTGGTGCAGGGCGTCGTCTACCACCTCGATCTCGATGCGTGCCGCAAGGTCTACGACGTGCTGTTCCGCATGCTCGAGCCGCACGAACTCGCCGCCGCGATGGGCTTCACCAGCGACGAGGCGCGTTACGTTTTTGCCGGCAACAAAACCGAGCAGGTCAAGCAGATCGGCAATGCCGTCGAGGTGCGCACGATGCGCGCGCTGGTGCGCGCGGTGATGGCCGACGAGGCATGCGACGTCGAGCAACTGATAGCTGCGGAATGAGCGTTCGTTGCGTGTGTGCGTTCACAACTCAGGCAGGGAGAGCGACATGCTCCAAGCGCACTACGTGGTCGACATCACCTGGACCGGCCCCGACGACCAGCCGGTCACCAAGGAAGGGCTCTACTTCAAGGACGAGGCACTCGCGAACGCCGCCGTCACCACCATCAACGGCGTCGGCTTTGCCTCCGCCGCCGTCCGTCCGATCGCGGTTTTCGTTTGATCGCGGGATGCCGCCGGTGCGGATCAACTCCGCACCGCGCGGCGCTCGGCATTTCGGAACAGCGGTGAGGTAGGCCATGGCCACCAAAAATGATCCGGGCAAATTCGACTGCTACGGCGCCGCGCGCTGGGACGAGCCGTTGTTCGTCTTGCTCGCGCGCGACATCAGCGCCCCGCTGGTCGTGATGTTCTGGGGGCTGTGCCGCGCGGTTCTGATCCTGATCCGTGTGAAACCCTCCACCGACTGGCCGATGGTGCGCGAGGCGTTTGCATGCGCGCGATCAATGTGGCGCTACGAAAGGCCGAGCCGGTGGCGGGACGCGGGGCGGTCGAGCGACACGACGGTGAAGATCGACGTGGCGGGGACCACGATCGAGGTGTTCGTCGAATACACATTCTCGGCGGGCGGCTCTGATTTCTTTGCCGGCGGGTGCTGGCAGCCGGGTGATGGCGACGACATCCAGTTCCTCGACATCTGGGTGGTCAACCCGGTCGACGGCAAGCACGTGCTCGCGCCGCCATGGCTCACCGAGATCGTGAGCAACAGCGCGCCGGTCTACCAGCAGATTTGCGATGCCGAGTTCGACAGCGCCGCCTCCGATGACGAGGAGCGGTATCGCCCATGACGCGCCAGGCCGCAGCTTTTCGAAATCCGTGGGGCGATCTGCCGATGCCGCCGACGCCGGACGGTTTCAAGACGATCGACTGTGCGCCGCGCGACGGCACGTTCGTGCGGCTGCGCTTTCGTCCCGGGATTCTCATGATGGGCGACCACGAGGAGCTCGGTGCGTGGCGTCCCGACGCGAGCATGATCGCGGGCGGTTGGTGGTTCAACCGCGGCGGCTTCTACGTCACGCCCGGCCCGCTGTTCTGGGCGCCGGAGGAAGGGGGTTTTCAATGAGCCAGGAACTTTATCGCGATCAGGACAGCCCGGTGCCGATGGTTGATGCGCGCAACACCGTCACGGTGGCTGATCTCGCGAAACTGTTGGCGTTCACGCTCGGCGCCGAGGTTCTGATCGGACTCGCCACCGAGATCGAGTGGGCGACGATCCTGTATGGGGTGGGGACCACGCTTTCGTTCGGCGTCGGCACGATCGTGTTCGTCGCGATCAAGACCAAGCGCCGAATCCAATGGCCGGCGAGGCGCGCATGACGCTCGGCTCGCACCAGCAGTCGATCGGCCGGAGCCAGGTGGCGATCACGCCGCGCATCATCATCGCGCGGACCGGGCCATACGATCTCGACCCCTGCGCCAGCGACCCGCAGCCGTGGCCGTGTGCGGCGGTGAGCTACACCGAGGCCGACGACGGGTTGTCGCTGCCGTGGTTCGGCCGCGTCTTTCTCAACCCGCCGTTCGATCGCCGCGTCGTCGGCGCCTGGATCATGCGCATGATCGCGCACGGGCACGGCACGCTGCTGGTGCACGCGCGCACCGAGACCAACTGGTTCTGGCCGATCTGGGATACGGCCGCGGCGCTCCTGTTCCTGCGCCGGCGGCAGCGCTTTCACCAGCCCGACGGCTCGCTGTTTCTCAACCGGCAGGGTCAGCCGAAGGACTCCGGCGCGCCAGTGGTCCTCGCCGCGTTCGGCTTCCGCGATGCCGAGATTCTCGCCGACTGCGGGCTTGAGGGAAAGCTCGTGCCGCTGCTGCTGCCGCGCGGCGTGCTGATCACGGCGCTCGCCGAGCCGACTTGGGTAGGCCTCGTCTCCGCGTTCGTGCACGAGCGCGGCCGCGCCTCGATCGACGAGATCCTTCGCTTCGTCTCCGCGCATCGCAAGGCGCGCGGCAACAACCACGTGCGCGCGAAGCTGCGCCAGATCCTCAACAGCGACGGCTTCCGGCGCGACGGCAGCGAATGGGTGACGGCATGACCGAAGCGCTGCTGCGCAGAGTGGTCGATCTCACATGGGCCCATGCCTTTGAGAACGAGAGCGTGCAGTCAAGCGAGGTGGCGACCAGGATCATCGACGCCGCACGCGCAAGCTTCGTTGCGGATGCAAAGTTCGCGTTCGTGGAAGCGGGTCATCCGCTTCCCGACTATATCATCGAGCGCATACGCCCCGGTGACCGGGTGCTGGTCGAGGCCATCGTCCGGACCGGCTTTAACGGTGCCGTGTGCACGAATTGGCCGATCAGGATTGAACTCGACACTGGCGAGTCCGACACCGTCGATATCAAGGGCAACGTGCATCGCTCCGCGCTCCGCGCCGTGGTGGAGCGCGCGAAGCCATGACGATGGGCTCGCACCAAACGTCCGTCGGCAAGAACGACAGCCGCTTCACGCCGCAGTGGCTTTGGCGGCCGCTCAATCCTTTCGCTACCGACGCGGCGACCGGCGCCGTGCGGCCATGGGACATCGGGACCGAGCGCAACATCACGATCGCCGACAACTGCCTTGCGATGGACTGGCAGCCGTTCGGGCGGACCTGGCTCAATCCCCCGTTCAACCGCTTCGGCGTCGGCGCGTTCGTCAGGAAGATGTGCGAGCACAACCACGGCATCATGCTGTTGCACAATCGTCCCGAGACGAAGTGGTTTCGGCCGATCTTCGGTGCGGCGACGGCAAGGCTCTATCTCGATCGCCGCGTCATTTTCTGCAACGCCGACGGCTCGCCATGCACGATCGAGAATCCGGAGGCGAAGCACTACGGCAAACAGGCCAATTCCGGCGCGCCGGTAGTGCTGATCGCCTTCGGTTTCCCGGATGCCGACGTGCTCTACGGTTTCGATATCGCCAACAACCCGCCCGGTGAACTGCACGGCAATTTCGAAGCGATGATGCTGCCGGTGTCGGTGCTGGTGCGCATGATCGAGGCGCCGCCGTCCTGGCGCGCGCTGGTCGCCTCATTCCTGCGCTCGGTGAACCGGCCGGTGTCGGTCGCCGAGGTCTACGAGTTCGTGCGCGGCCACGACAAGACGCGCGATCGCGCGCACTGGCGCGAGAAGGTGCGCCAGACACTCGTCCGCGGCGCGGGCCTGCGCATCGCCCCGAACCAATGGGTGGCGGCCGCATGATGGTCACCTACGACGCGATGCGGGTGCTGCGGGAATTTCTGCTCGCCAGCGAGCCGCGGTGCGGTGCCGAGATCATCCGGGCGCTGAAGGAAGCGCCGGACCCGTTCCGATCCTGGCTCAAGAAGCCGACCATAGGGGCCGGCACGCTCTACCCGATGCTGGCACGCTTGAAGGGGGCGGGCTTCATCGCGCTCGTCGCGTCGTTGCCGGCGCCTGACGCCCCGACCGCGCACTTCTACCGGATCACACCGGAGGGCCGCGTCGTTTTTCTCGAGAAGCTTTGTCGGCTCACGATACCGACCACCGAATGGAACAGTGAGGAGTTCGAGCAGCGGCAGAGTGCAATGGGGGCCGCCCCATGAGCATCCGCGCGCCCGACATCATCGCTGCGATGAAACTCCGGTATCCGCTGCCGGAGTGGGCGCTGATGTTCCAGGTAGCAAACGGCACCGGTGCCAGCCAGTCGCGCTATGCCGATGCGCTTGCGATGAACCTGTATCCGTCGCGCGGGCTCGAACTGCACGGTTTCGAGATCAAGGTCGATCGCCGCGACTGGCAGCGCGAACTCGCCAATCCGGACAAGGCAGAGTCCATCGCGCGGTTCTGCGAGCGCTGGTGGGTCGCGGCGCCGAAGGAGATCGTGAAGCGTGAAGAACTACCCGCGGGCTGGGGGCTGATCGAGTTCGACGGCAAGACGCTCAAGCAGGCGGTCGCCGCGCCACTCCTGACAGCGCAACCTCTCGACCGACCGTTCATCGCCGCAATGCTGCGCCGCTCGGCCGAAATCGACCAAGCCGTCGTGAAGGCCGTTGTTGACGCCAAGGTCGCCGAACTGCGCGCAAGGGACGAGCAGCACCAGGAGGAAGCCCTCCGCCAGCGAACGCGCGACTTGCAGGCGAAAATTGATCGAGTTGATGCCATCGAGCGCCAGATAGGCATGCCGCTCGTGAACATCGACTTCAACAACTACGGCACCGGCGAGGACATCGGTCGCGCGATCAAGATGATCATCGCGACGGGGTTGCCGGCGGTGCACTCGGGCCTGCGCAGGTTCGCGGTCGAGCAACGGGAGACTGCCGACAAGCTCGACCGCCATTTCGCGGTGATTGATGGCGTTGCGCCACACGTTGAGCATCCTGAATTGTTGGCGCCAGGTCGGAGGCGGCGGGCATGATGACAGCGTTCATCAGTGGCTATCACCTCTGCCTCCTCGTCGCCGGTTCCCTGCTGACGTGCTCCATGATCTTCGGGATGTACCGCGGTGACTTTGCGCGCGGGACGTTCTTCGCCGCGTGGGCAATCGTCGCGATCGGCGCGGCGGTGCTGCACCAGCTCAATGTGTTGGTGGATGGGATCACTGTCGTGCTCTACGTGCTGGGAGCGCGGCCGCTATGAGGTTCTCGCAAGACTTCCTCGACGAACTGCGCGCCCGGCTGCCGGTGTCCGAGGTGGTCGGCCGGCGCGTCAAGCTGAAAAAGGCCGGCCGCGAGTGGAAGGGCCTCTCGCCGTTCAACAAGGAGAACACCGCCTCGCTGTTCTGCAACGACCAGAAGATGGCGTGGTTCGATTTTTCCAGCGGCAAGAACGGCACGATCTTCGACTTCGTGATGCTGACCGAGGGCGTGACGTTCCCCGAGGCGGTGGAGCGGCTGGCCGTTATGGCAGGTCTGCCGCTACCGCAGCGGTCACCTGACGAAGACGAGCGCGCGGAGCGGCGCAAGACGATCTACGAAGTGCTCGAACTCGCCGCCAAGTTCTTCGAGGCTACGCTGACGGCGCGCACCGGTGCGCAGGCCCGCGGTTATTGCGCCGATCGTCAGCTCGATCCCAAGACACAGCTTGCCTTCCGCATCGGCTACGCGCCGGCCGAGCGCTTCGCCCTGAAAGAACATCTCGGCAGCCAGGGCATCTCGACCCCCGACATGATCGCGGCCGGGCTCCTGGTGCATGGCGACGACATCCCGGTGCCCTACGATCGCTTCCGCCAGCGGGTGATGTTCCCGATCACCGACCTGCGCGGCCGCGTGGTCGGCTTCGGCGGCCGCGCGCTGCATCCCGACGCGAAGGCGAAGTATCTCAATTCGCCGGAGACCGAACTCTTTCACAAGGGCGCGCTGCTCTACAACGGAGCGGCCGCGCGCAAGGCCATCCTGGAAGCCAAAAGCGGCGCGCGCGACCCGACGCTGGTCGTGGTCGAGGGCTACACCGACGTCGTCTCGATGGTGCGCGAGGGATTCCCCGCAACCGTAGCCCCGCTCGGCACGGCGCTGACCGAGGATCAGCTCGCGCTGCTCTGGAAGCTCTCCGACGAGCCGGTGCTGTGTTTCGACGGCGATCCGGCCGGGCGGCGCGCCGCCTACCGCGCCATCGACCTTGCGCTCCCGCATATCAGCGCCGGCAAGAGCCTTCGTTTTGCGTCGATGCCGTCGGGTCACGATCCCGACGATGTCGCACGCCGCGGTGGCCACCAGGCGCTCGCGCTCGTGATCGGCGCGGCGGTGCCGATGGCCGACATGCTGTGGCGCCGGGAAACCGAAGCCGGTGGCTTCGATACGCCGGAACGCCGCGCCGCGCTCGAGGCGCGCTTCGAGGCCGCCGCCTCAACGATCGGCGATCGCCGTGTCGCCTATCAATACCGCCAGGAAATGCGGCAACGTTGCTGGCACACGTTCCGCGGTGTGAAGCGCAAGGCGTTCGCCGGCGGGCAGCCGAGCGATGAACTCGCGAACACACGTCTGGTGGTCGACGGCCTCGCGGCCGCGGGCGAGCTGGCGGTGGTCGCCGCGCTGCTGCGCTGGCCCGCGCTGATCGAACAGCACGCCGAGGCCGTTGCCAACATTCCGTTCCGCGATCCCGATGCGAACGCGCTGGTCGAGGTGCTGCTCGGCTGGGTCGCCAGCGGTTTCAAGGGCCCGGTGCGCGACGCGCTTGCCGGGATGCACGAGGCCGCGCTGGCGCGGTGCGACGCCGCCGCGCGGCTGTTGCCCGGGGAGGATGACGTGCCGGCGTGGTGGGAGCGCTCCGTCGCGCTGCTGCTTGCGCAGCAGGAGGCGCGAGACGCCGCGGCCGATCTCGAACGCGAACCGACCGAGGAAGCGGTGCGGCGGCTGCGCGATGCGCACGTCGCACTGGAGCGCGCTGGCAAGGTGCCGGCACAGGAGGCGCTATGAACGACATGACCCCGATCGCCACCCCGGTGCAGCGCGTGGCGCCGCACAATACCGAGGCCGAGCAGGCGCTGCTCGGTGCGATCCTGATGAACAACGACGCGTTCTATCGGGTGTCGGACTATCTCGAGCCGCAGCACTTTTACGAAGGGGTGCACCAGAAGATCTTCGAACTGGCGGGCGCGCTCATTCGCGCCGGCAAGCTGGCAAGCCCGCTCACCATCAAGACGTTCCTGCCGGGCGATCTCGAGATCGGCGGCTTGAGCGCGCAGCAGTATCTCTCGCGGCTCGCGTCCGAAGCCTCGACGGTGATGAACGCTTCGGACTACGGCCGCGCGGTGTACGAGCTCGCCGGCCGCCGCTCCCTGATCGCCACGGCAGAGGACATGTTCGCCGCGGGCTACGACGCCCCGGCCGACGCCACGCTCGGAGACCTGATCGAGGATGCCGAGCGCGCGCTCTATTCGATTGCCGAGCGGTCGCGCTACGAAGGCGGATTCCAGCGGTTCGCGACGGCGCTGACCACCGCCGTCGACATGGCGGCGCGCGCCTATCAGCGCGACGGCAAGCTGTCGGGGCTCGCGACGGGGTTGCACGATCTCGATCGCATGATGGGCGGCTTGCAGAACTCCGACCTGGTTGTGCTCGGCGGCCGCCCCGGGATGGGCAAGACCGCGCTCGCCACCAACATCGCCTACAACGTCGCCAAGGCGTGGCGCGGCGAGATCCGGCCCGACGGGACGGTGGAGAGTGTCAACGGCGGCATCGTCGGGTTCTTCTCGCTGGAGATGTCGGCCGAGCAGCTCGCGACGCGCATCATCTCCGAACAGACCGAAATCCCCTCCTTCCGCATTCGCCGCGGCGAGATCGACCCGACCGACTTCGACCGCATCGCGCAGATCGCGCGCGAGATGGAGACGATGCCACTCTACATCGACGAGACGGGCGGGGTATCGATTGCCCAGCTCGTTGCGCGCGCGCGCCGCTTGAAGCGTCAGCGCGGACTCGACCTGATGGTGGTCGACTACATCCAGTTGATGCGCGGGTCCGCGAAGCCAGGCCGCGACAACCGGGTGCAGGAGGTGACCGAGATCACCACGGCGCTCAAGGCGCTGGCGAAGGAACTCAACATCCCGATCCTCGCGCTGTCGCAATTGAACCGCGCGCTGGAAAGCCGCGACGACAAGCGCCCGCAGCTTTCCGACCTGCGCGAGTCCGGCTCGATCGAGCAGGACGCCGACGTCGTGATGTTCGTCTACCGCGAGGAGTATTACCTCAGGAATCAGGAGCCCCGCCCCGGCACCGAGGAGCACTTCAAGTGGATCGCCGACATGGAGGGCGTGCACGGCAAGGGTGACGTGATCGTCAGCAAGCAGCGCCATGGCCCGACCGGCACGGTGAATCTTGCCTTCAAGGCCGACGTGACGCGCTGGGCCGATCTCGCCGACGGCGGCCGGCTGCCGGAGAGGAACTGAGCCATGCAGAAAATTGATCTGGTGAAGCTTGTCATCGGTAGGCTGGAGAGCGCGACCGGGCCCGATCGCGAGACCGATGCGTACATCCACTGCCTCAAGCACGGGTATCAATTCGTTCGGTACGAGCGATGGAATGAACATGCGGGGAGGCTCTACTACAAGATCCCGGGCATTACCTCCGAGTGGGCACTCGATGGTGCCGCTCGATTCACCGGCTCCTTCGACGCGGCGGTGACGCTGTTGCCGGACGGATGGTTCTGGGAGGCGGCGCAAAATCCCGTCTTCGCGAAAGTCTGGAGGGAAGGAAACCGCGCGTATTGGATGCCGCGCCAGCCTGAGGAGAAGCGCCCGGCTACTCCGACATTGGCGATCTGTATCGGCGCCATTCAGGCCATCGAGGAGTCGGTCGCATGACAGCGATCGCGCGCAGCAGCGACTTCGCGCTCACGCCTCCGCCGGAGCCGAAGGGTCCTCGGCCGCGCATCATCGGGTCCGATGCGCTGTTCGAGAACGGCATGCGCTTCTGCCTCACCCGCACGCTCGGGCCCGGCAAGGCGGTCGCGTTCTGCGGCTGCAACCCGAGCGTTGCCGGCCATGTCAAGAACGATCCGACGATCCTGCGCGAGGCGGTGTTCACACGATCGTGGGGCTACGGCCGGTTTTACAAGGTGAACGTCTATCCGTTTCCCGCCGCCAAGATGAAAGACCTTCACGCCTGGCTGCGCGGCGATCGGGAAGCGGTCGAGCGCGCGTGGAAGCGCAACATCGAGCTCGTCTCGTACATGCTGATCGGTGCGGACTTCTTCGTCGCATGCTGGGGCAACCTGGTCGAGCCGGAAGTCGCGGCACGCTTCATCGCTGATCTCGATGCGCGGATGGCGCGACCGATCCAATGGCATTGCATCGGCACCACGAACTCCGGCGCGCCGACGCACCCGATGGCGCGCGGCCGGCATCGCGTGCCGGACGACGTCAAACCGGTGCGCTGGCCGGTTGTGGCGGAGGATTGAGATGGCGGACCCGATGACGCGGCGCTGGGCTTGCTTGAACTGCGGATGGAAGGGCGCGCTCGGCGAGATGTTCGCGGGTGCGACGTGGAACGACCCGCCGCAATGTCCGAAGTGCAGGAGCGGCAACACGTCAACAGCCGAGGGTGTGCACGACGTGCCGGCGTATCGCGGCGAAATTGGCACGCGAAACTAGGAGAGCGCGATGGCCGTTGACCTCCTTCAATCCTGCGGAGTGACCGTGGCCGATGCCGATGCTGCGATGGGACACCTGCGCGATCGGCTGCGCGATCACGGCAAGCTCACCGGCTGCACCAGCTACGTGCAGCGCCGGATGGGCATCGGCTACAACCACGCGGCCCGCATCCTCGGCTATCTCGAGCTCACGCGCCGCATCAGCGAGCCGGACCAAAACGCCGCGCGCCACTTTCGCGACGATGCGGGAGAGCCATGATGTATGTCCTGCCGCCTTCGCAAAAGTGGTCCATCGGGACGAGACAGTTTTTCAAGTTCATGCGCGACAACGGCTGGGCCGGCGACTTCATGATGTTCGGCCGCGTGTTCCGGATCGTCGGCATGCCGCACCCGTGGCAAGCCGACCTATGGGGTCACAACGATAACGGAGCGGCGGCATGAGCGCGCGGCAATGGCGGCCGGTGCTCACGCCTGCGCGGGGCCGGTGGCTGCGTACGCTGGCGCGCGAGGGCGTGGCGAAACGCGGCCGCGGCCGCACCGGCTTTGAGTGCATGCAGCTCCGCTGGACCACCTGGCTCTACCGCCTGCCCAGCGGCAGCGTGGTGACGTACGCCGAGATCGACCAGTTGAAGAAAGAGACGCCCGAGATCTGGACCGACGCGGTGAACATCGGCGAGGTGCTGACCGAGGAAGGCCGGCGCGTGCTGCGAGGTGGCTCATGAGCCGGGAACCCGAGCGCGGCCGTCTCCACGCCCAAGAGATCGCGGATGCGATCGATCAGGCGCTCGCTGCTGGCGATGCGGTGTTCGAACAGGAGTGCGGCGACAGCTATTTGACTTTGAAGTGGCGCGGCTGGTCGATCGTGTTCTTTCTCGACGCGGGCGACTGCGACTACGTCGAGAAGGCAAGCGATCCCAACCTGCGCGTCGCGGAATCGGACGTCGACTGGTTCAACGGAGAGGACCCGCCGCGGCCCGAGCCGCTCGACCTGCGCGACACGCATTCGAGCGACATCGTGATCGCGGCCGAGAAATATCTCGGGAGGCCGCTGTGAACGTCATCGCGCGCGGGTTCATCGGTACGCGTATTTCGGTGGTGGTGCGCAGTCGGCGACGCCCGGTGGCGCGGCGGAGCCAGCGCCTTGCGGCGATATTCAGGATGATGACCGAACAGCGCGTTCGCGTGGTGCGTGCGCTCGCCGGCCAGGCCGAAGGATTGTCGGCGGCGCAGATCGGCGACCTGTGCAAGATCGCGAGCCACGAGCTCGATCCGCTGCTGGTGCGGCTGACCGCGCGCGGAAAGATCGTTGCGGTATGGGACCATGCGCGCATCGCGCGCCGCCGGCTGTACCGGTCCTGCACCAAGACTTGATGGGGAAATAAGCAGATGCAGCACGATCAACACGTCAAACGCTACATCCGTTATTGCCTTGTGATGGCGACGATGGGTCATCCGCTGTGGGGATGGCTGCCAGCCGCGTAGGATACTGCAGTGAAGCAACCGTGGCTTTCATGCGCTGACTGCGATCTGCCGTATTCTGACGATGGCTTTGCCGACTTCGTTGTGTCGGACGACGTTTGGAAGCGGATCACGGCCGACGATGGCGCGAACATCCTCTGCGCCAATTGCATGATCCGGCGGGCGGTACGCGTGGGCATCGAAACTGCGAGCGGAAAATTCACGTCCGGACCTTTTGCGGTCCCGTGATGCGGGGAGCACAGTGACGCCGCCGGTCCTGTTCAATCGCTTCATGACGCTCGCCCGGCTGACGCGCGGCGATCGCATCATCTGGCAGCATCGCGGTGATGAGTGCACGCCGGAGGCGGTGTGGTGGGATCAGCCGCCGCAGATGGGCCGCCCGGTGCTCTGGCTCTCGACGGTGAAGTTGTTTCAGCGGCGCGCGCTGATCATCAAGACGGACCTGCGGCCGGCAACCGCGAACATCCGCCGGGACTGGACACACGCCAGTCTCTATGTGGCGACGCCTGCCGCCACCGATGCCTGGCTTGCCATGGACACGCCGGCGGGCGTGCCGAAGGGCGCACGATAACTCAGGTCTGCTTGTTGCAGGTGTGAACGATGCCGGTGCAGCCGCACGATGGCGGTGCGGGCTCGATCCCCGGGCCGACAATCATCTTGGTGAGGGTCTGCTCGGCCAGCTTGTCGAGCTTTCGCGCGATGTGCCGCCGGGTCGTCGCCCGAAGGCGGCCCGGCAGGTCGAGATCGGCGACGATGTGGCGTCGGGTGATCTGCATCAGGAGCGCTCCTTGCCGCGTGCTTTCAGGCACCGACTCACGTCCTCGCCGGCAAGGCGTAGCATCGTGCGGGCGCGTTCGTCGAGCCGCGCAGTCAGGTCCGCGGTGAACGGTGGTAGCCCGGCGAGCGCGGCGGTGAGGCCGAGCAGCTCCAGATGCGACAGCTTGCGGGAGCCGCGGTTCATCGCGCCGGCCACCTGGTTGCCGAGCCCGACCGACGCACCCGCCTCGGCGACCTGCTTGCCGTTGAAGCCCATGGCGTCGCGCCACGCCGCGAACGGTGTCGCCGGAATATTTTCGGGAATTTTTGTCGCGCGTTTCGGCTTAGCCATCGTTGCACCTGCAATAGTACGGGCTGCGCTGGCAGTTCGGGCAGACCTTGAAGAACGGCCGGTTGATAGGTCGTGAATAGCCCACGCAGTGCGCCGACTCGGTGAACTCTTGCTGGGGCACGCCGTCGGTGAAGCCGACAACACCCCATTTGGTCGTTACGAGATACGTGTCCTGCCAGTCAACGCGTTCGCCGTGTCGATGGAATTTGAGGTCGGCGAGTTCGATGCCTGGCCCCACGCCCGGCAGTCCTCGCACGTGCGTGAGCAGATCGGGCCAACTCGCGAACTCCTGCATGGTGGTTAGCGCTTCGGCAAGGCTGCCGCGTTGCTCGCGAAACTTGATCATGCCGCTGCCCTCCCTGCACAGTCGGCGCGGTGGCCCGTGGCGGGGTCGATGCCGCGCTCGCGCTGGCTTTCCCACCATTCGGGAGCGAAGGCGCCGAACATCGGTTTCCAGCCCGCTACTCTTGCACCACACGATGGGCATTCGCCACGGGTCGCCGCCTCCAACCGACGCACCGGCTCGGCCATCTCTCGCCCCTGCGGCGAAGGCTCGGCATCGTAGCGCCGCCAGTGAACGCGCACGCCTTTGTGGCCGGAGCGGGTGACCTCCTCGAACCAATCGACGACCACCGGGAAATTCAGCGTGCGCCCGACATGTTCGCGCGAATTCTCGACTGACATTGAGAACGCGCCCCGCGACTGTTCGCAGTCGATCTCGAAGATCTCGGTCATGATGTCGGTGGCGGGATCAGGTAGGGCGCTCATGCTGCCCTCCCGATCAGCGACCACAGCCACGCGATCGGCTTCGGCCTGGCCGGTGGCGTGCCTGGCGTTGGGGGCTTCGGCGCTGCCGGCGGCCGCGGCAGGTCGCCCCGCTCGGTGAGCCGCTCGACGAACGCGTCGAACTGCGCCTCGCGGCTCGTCTCGCGCCCGTAGCGCGTGCGCAGCGGGCAGGCCCGCATCAGCGCGTCACGTTCGAAATCCGAGACCGGACCGATCTGCGCGGCGGGCGGTGCCACCATCACGCGCTCGACCGGTGTCGGCGTGCCGTCGAGGGCGAGGAACGAGACCAGCGCCTCGCCGGTGCCGAGCGCGGTGACGGCCTCGGTGACCTTGAACGCCGGGTTGGGGCGGAAGCCGTCCTCGATCGCCTTCAAGGTGCGGCGGTCCTTCGGGGTGAACACGCGCAGCGCATGCTGCACGCGATTGCCGAGCTGGGCGGCGACGTTGTCCGGCACGTCGCGCGGCGACTGCGTCACGAAATAGACCCCGACGCCCTTCGAGCGGATCAGGCGCACGACTCGCTCGATGGTTTCCAGAAGGCGCGGTGAGGCCTCGGCGAACAACAGGTGCGCCTCGTCGAAGAAGAACACGAGCTTGGGCTTGTCGAGATCGCCCGCCTCGGGTAGCACATTGAACAGCGAGGAGAGCAGCCACAGCAGGAAGGTGCCGTAGAGCCGCGGCGTATCCATCAGCCGATCGGCGTGCAGCAAGTTGATGATGCCGCGGCCGTCCTCGTCGGTGCGCAGGAAATCATTGATGTCGAGCGCGGGCTCGCCGAACAGGTTGTGCCCGCCCTGCGCCTCCAGCACCAGGATGGCGCGCTGGATCGTGCCGATCGACGTGCTGGAGATGTTGCCGTAGGACGCGCGGATATCGTCGGCGAAGTCCGGCATCAGCGAGAGCCTGGCGCGCAGGTCGTGCAGGTCGCACATCGGCACGTTCTCGCCCCACGGCGACCATCTAAACGCGATGTTGAGCACGCCTTCCTGCGTTTCGTTGAGCTTGAGCATGCGCGCGAGCAGCAGCGGCCCCATTTCGTGCACGCTGGTGCGGATCGGCAGGCCCGCATCGCCCCACAGGTCCCAGAACACGACGGGGAATTTCTCTGGCGTGCGTGCGAGCCCGAGCGCGGCCGCACGGTCAGCGGCTTTGCCATCGAATGCGCCGGCGGCGGCAAGGCCGGAGAGGTCGCCCTTGATGTCGGAGGCGAACACCGGCACGCCGGCGCGGGAGAACTCCTCGGCCAGGCGCTGCAAGGTGACGGTCTTGCCGGTGCCGGTCGCGCCGGTGACGAGACCGTGGCGGTTGGCGAGCCGCAAGGGCAGCGCGATCGCGGTGCCGGCGGCGGTGAGCCCGAGGGTGATGGCGGTCATGATCCGCTCCGTTTCTGTGCCGAGCTGGGAACGGCATCATGAATGCGAGAGATCGTGCCATCGAGCGAGGATAAAGCCTCATTCGCCGACGCAAGTTCGCTGTCCATGTCCGCTGTGATGGTCACGCCAGCCGACGTGAGTGCCAGTCGGATGTAGTGATCGTAGATGCTCGCCGCTTTTGTGAAGTTGATCGCCATGGTCGTCCTCCTGTTCTGCCCGCAGGATCGCGGGCGGCGGTGAAATCTCAGTTCTCGTCCCTGCGGCCCGGCATCGGCATGCCGGGGCGCGACTTGATGATCGGGCGGTAGTCGGCGGCCCAGGCGAGGCGGGTCGCATCGTCGTCGGGCAGGTTCTTGCCGGCGCGAAACTCCTCGTAGGGCGTCGGCACCAGCTCCATCACCTCCGGGCGGTGGCCCGAGGCCATCCACGCATCGAGCAGCCGCGCGGTGAACAGCAGGTGCGCGGAATTGAACTGCATCCACGCGTGCCAGTCCGGCGCATAGTCGCGGAACGCGCCGTCGTTCGGGAACGTGATCAGGAATGCGGGCGGCGCGCCCTGCAAAGAGGCGTCGATCTCCCGGTTGACGCGCACGAGCAGGCCTTCCAGCAGGTCGACGTGCCCCTGGAAGGTGAACCACGTGCGGCTGCGCTCGATCTTGCGCACGTCGTCGGCCGAGAGGCCGCCGAGCAGCCCGCCCAACTCCTCGCGCGTGTAGCCGAGCAGGTTGCGCATCGCGCGCAGGTCGGCAGGCGTCGGCATCGGTCGGGCTCCGGTGGCGGCCGGACTATCGACGAGGCGGCGCGCGGCGGCAAGGCTGGTTGCGAGGGCCCGGGTCATGACGCTGCGTCCCGCAAGCATTGCCGCTCGAACCGCAGTTCGGCGTCGCAGTCGCGCCAGCCTTGGCGCTCCTGCGGCGACCGGCAGGACTTCCTCGCGCCGCCGTCATAGCGCCGCCAGTAGCCACGATCGTAGGGGTGACGCTCGATCACGATGCCTCGGCGGGCGGTGCGGGTGCGGGTCATGACTCGGGCTCCGCTTTCTTGCGCGAGGCCGATGCGCTCGCCTTCTCGATGGCGATCTGCGCCTGGCAGTGCGCGATGTTGAACTCCAGCAGCGCGATCATGATGGGCACGTTGATCGTCTGGCCCTGCGCCAGGCCGAACTCGGCCATCGCTGCGGCGGTGACGGAAACGCGCTGACCATCGAGCATGACGAAGGCAATGCGCCCCTCGTCCATGCCGCGCTCGCACTCGATAAGCGCGCGGATTTCGTCCTCGGTGAATCGTCGAGGGGGGGGGGCGTCGGTTGTCATCGCTTTGCTCCCCGGTAGTAATCCTCGGGGACCGCGCGCTGTACCAGCAACGCCGCGCGGAACCATTCGGTGCCGAGCCGCTCGACCGCTTCGAGCATGGTGTAGCCGTTGCCCTGCTGGAACAGGTCAGGACGGTCGAGCACGAGCGCGACGGCAAGGCTTTCGCCGGTGGAGAACACACCGATGCGCCTTTCGTCGGCACGTACAGCATCGACCAGTTTGAGGATGCGCTCGGCGGCGTCGGTGACCGGATCGACGGGGTTGGCTGGCGGTTGTTTTGGCTGGCGGATCGTCATGGCCTAACCTCCTGCGCGCGCGTTGTGCCAGCGGTGGTGAGCCGATAGGCGGGATCGCCAAGGCGCGTCGTGCCCCATGGCTCGATCAATCCGAGACCGAGAAACTTGTCGGCGATGAGATCGCCGAACAGCGTGCGGTGCACGCGGTCGCCGAACGCTTCCTTGCCGCCGTGCGTGTTGATCGACCATCTCGTGTAGCGCAGCAGGTAGAGCTCGTAGTCGGTGAGGGGGGGGGTGCCGATTTCAGTCATGATGCCACCACCGGCTTCACCGCGTTCATGATGATCTTGGTGCGGTCCTCAATAAGCACCCCGGGCAAGGTTGGGCCGAGCGCGCGAGCGGCCTTGAAGGCGTCGGCCTTGCGGGTGAACTTGCGCCATCCGCCTTTTTGCCCATTCGGTGCGACGCAGTTTGGGTCATAGCCGACCATCAGGGCGTAACGCTCACCGGCCACGTCGACGAGGCGGGCGACATAGTAGTCGTGACCGCTGACATAGGTTGCGAGCACGACCGCGTAGAGCGGTTCGGCCTCGACGCGCGCCATCAGCTCGCGCGCGGCGCGGATCATGCACCAGAGGGCGGTGGCCTCGCCGTTGAGGTAGTCGTCGCTGAGATCGGCCAGCACGTCATCCTCGGTGACCGTCGAGAGGGGCCGCCGGTAATCCTTGGCGTATTCGCGCCGCCGCTCCAGCAGTTCCGCAGCGTCGGTCGGTGTGGTGCAGCGCGCCATGCCACTCACAAATTTCTGGAGCTCGGTCACGAGATCGGTGGCCGATGCGATTGCCGGCAACGGCGGTGCGGCGGGCTTTGCGGTGATGTCGTTCATCGTGCCGCTCCCTTCGCGATGATGTCACCGCGCGAGGCGTGGCGGTGCGCGCCTTCGGCCGACTTGATCGCACGGGCGACGTAGTCGGCAGCGCGCTGGCTGCCGCAGGTGCGCAGCATGTCGCGTGCGCTGCGCAGGTGACCGATGGCTTTGGTGATGATGCCCGGTCGCGTCGGCGCGCTGGCCGCTACGGTGATGTTGAGGCGCTCGCACAGCGCATCAATGTCCTCGACGGTCAGCTCGGTGATGGTGTTGCTAATGGTCGCGATGTCGGCAAGGTCCGCGTCCCACGGTGCCCGCTGGTAACAGCGCAGCCCCGCCAGCACGGTGGCAAGCTCGCGATCATCGAGCGCATGCGGCCGGGCCGCGAGCGCGCTGCACGCGGCTTCGATGGCGATGTCCCATTCGGCGGGGTCGAGCGCGGAGCCTTCGGCTGCGCACGACTCGGCGGCTTGGAGCCGCAGGTCGCGCAGGGCGGCGGTGAAACGTTCGGTGTCGTTCATTGGAAGTTCCTCCTTGTGGGCTGCCCGCAGGATCGCGGGCGGTCGGGTTAAGCTTTGCCAGCGGCGCGCGCGTGTTTCTGTGATGGCGCGCCCGCCAGCTTGCGGCGGATCACCTCGGCGAGGTTGATGCCAGGCGCATCGGGCGCGCCGTGGTTGGCTACCGCAGCGGCTTCCTCGCGGCCGTCACCCTGCGTCACGTCGGTGAGATCGGCCGCGTCCGCACCGTCGGTGTCGTAGTCGATCACCCATGCGTCACCGACCGCACCGGGGCGGTCGGTCACGATGTCCTGCACCATGCCGCCTTCGAGCACGATGGCGATTGTCGGTGGCGTTGCGCCAGAGACTGCCAATTCGTTGACCCATACGTCGGCATCATCGTCGTCGAGGTCGAACGATGCGCCCGCCTTAACGGCGATGCCCAAGTCGCGCGCGCGTTTGCGGCGCGCCTGTAGCAGCGAGGCTTCCCAATTGGCGGTGGTCGCGGTCGGCTTCAAGTCGACATCCGTCCGGAGAAGATTGACGTAGGCGGCGGCGGCGGTGTTGGCATCGGCGCGCGTCGCGTACGCCATCATCGGCTGGCCAGGCGTAAACCAATGTGTGGCCTGCAGGATGAAAACGGCGGGTGGCGGCGCGGTGACCGGCTTGGCCTTTGATTTTGTCATGATGGTCCTCCAGTTCTGCCCGCAGGATCGCGGGCGACGGTGTGTTTCAGCCTTTCGACATCGGGAGGCCGGAGATCCGGCACAGTTCGGCGGCTACCTGTTCCGCGCGGGAACGGGTAGGGCAATCGGTGATCGCTTCGGCCTCGCCGCTATGGTGGCGGCCGTAGACGGTGAAAAACTCCGCCTCCGCGTCATCGGTGAGCAATCCGATGGTATGGCCCGGATCGGCGGGGTCATCCTTGCAGGCACCGATTTCCAGCGTGGCGAACTGCGACCATTCCGGCGCGCGGTGGTCCGTGCAGTTGTTGAATAGATCGGAGGCGGTGAAGGTCTCGGTGGTCATTCGTGCTCCTGTTCTGCCCGCAGGATCGCGGGCCGGTGGCGGTGGCGTTCCGGGGTGCACCGGGCGGGCATTGTTGCCCGGTGCACGGCCGCAACGTCGCCGCTAGACGCGCATCGGCATGAGAACGAACAGCGGGCCGCTATTGTCCGCCGCGCGCACCAGCGTCGGCGAACCGGGATCAGCGAGCATGAGGGTCACACGCTCGCCGCCGACCTGTTCCAGAATGTCGGCGAAGTAGCGGCCATTGAATCCGATGTCCATCGGATCGCCGGACCAGTCGCATTCGATCTGCTCGCGCGTGTCGCCCGCGTCGGGGTTTTGCACGGTGAGGGTGAGGCGGTTGCCCTCAATCGAGAACTTCACCGCGCGACCGCGCTCGCTCGATACGGTGCTCACGCGGTCGACGGCCGCCGCCAGCTCACCAAGGTCGACGGTGAGGCGGTGCGGGTTGCCGAGCGGGATCACGCGCCCATAGTCGGGGAACGTGCCGTCGATCAGCTTTGAAATCAGCGTGACGTTGCCGCTGCTAAAGATGATGCCAGCCGGACCGACCGACACGGTCAACATGACCGACGGCGCGGCAGTCTCGCCCTTTTTCGCCTTGCGCGGCTTGGTGCCGAACATCGCGATCACGCAATCGACCGCCTTGCTGGGCACGATCACGCCCGGCATGTCGGCCGCGCCCTCGGGCATCGCCATATCGACCTGGGCCAGGCGGTGGCCATCGGTCGCGACCATGCGCAACGCGCCGGGGTTGCCGTTGTAGCGCTGCACGCCATTCGACTTGATCGCGTGCAGGTAAATGCCGTTCAAATAATAGCGGGTTTCCTCTGTCGAGATCGCGAAGCGCGCGCGTCGCAGCGCATTGCAGAATGTCAGCGCGTCGACCGTGAAGGTCGCGGGCGCGGCAAACTCGCGATCCTTCGGCCAATCGGCGGGCAGCGCGGTGGAAAGCGCGCCGTTTGATGCGCCAAGGCGCACCGCCACCCGGCCGGGGTTGACGGTGTACCATGGCGCGGCGTTCGCGGGCTTGTGCTCGATCTTCTCCGGCTGTTTCGTGATGTCGAGTGCGACGGTATCGGCTCCGGACTTGCGCAGCATGTCGCGGAACATGTGAGCCGGGACCGCAAGCGCGAAGCCCGCGCCGACGGTGGCCGGGATCGTGACGCGCGCGGTCAGGTCGAGATCGGTGGTTTCGATCATGAGGCCGCCGCCATGCTCGCGCAGCAGCACATTCGACAGGATTGGAATCGTGTTGCGCTTTTCGGTGACGATGGTGGCGAGCTGCATCGCGCTTGCGAGCGCGGTACGGTCGACGCGCGCGGATGGTAGCGGCGCGGGGTTTTCATTCGCGGCCAACACCGCCGCGATGTCCGCCACGATGGCGGGCGGCGCGACGGTGGCGGTGGCAAGGTTTACGCGGTCCTGTTGCATGTCGACTCCTTTCAGTAAGCCCCGCACGATCGCGGGCGCTTGGAACACTGGCGTTCCGGAGTGCAGCGCGCGAAGCGCTGCACGGTCGCAACGTCAGTTCTGCGGGACGGGCGGCACCTTGAAGGCGAAGCCTTCGGGGCGCGTGTAGTCTTTCACGTGAACGTCAGGCAGCACCGGCCCGAGCGAGCGGGCATAGGTGAAGGCATCGCGCTTGTTGCCGAACTGCACATGCCAAGACTTCCCGTCAGAGATCGGGAACACGTAGTCGGTGAGATCGAGCGTGACCACGCGGCCGACGGTGTACGCAGGGCGCCGCGTGTGCGTTTGAATGACCGCATAGCGGCGCGGCTCGGTCGCATCGCACGGGTGCGGCGCGTCGGCGGCCAGGCGGTCGAATAGCGCCGCCACGGCTTCATTGCTTTGGCGCGCGCGGGCGATCTTGTTGGGGTCAAGGTTCATGCCACGCCCCAGCCGGATTCGCGGCCGCCCATGCTGTTGCTGGTGCCGGATTTCAGATGCAGGTGCAGCACGTAGCCGCGCGGGTCTCCGCCGACGCTGGCGGTTGCGCTGTATTGCGCGGCGATCAAGTCGGCCGCGGCCTTGATGCGCTTTTCCGCCTGTTCCGCGCGGGCTTCATCTTCATCGGTCCAATCGGGGAAGCGCCCGCCGCGCGTGGCGTCGTAACGCTCGACACCATTGCACCGCTGCACGGCCAGGCGCGACGCGCGCAAGCCGAGTCGGCGGAGTGTGATGGCATCGTCGGCGATCATGAACGGAGCCGGGTTCGTGCGATCCGGTACGCCATGGCCTAACGCGATTTCGCGGGCGAGAAGCGCAGCCAGCTCGGCGGTCGCCCTAGTTTTTGCGTTCATCGTCATTCCTCCAGTCGGCCCCAGCACAATCGCGGGGCGGGAACAGTGGCGTTCCGGAGTGCAGCGCGCGAAGCGCTGCACGGTCGCAACGTCACGTTCCTGCGAAACAATCGACCATGAACGTCGGCCGACGATTCTTATCGGGCGCGGGCACGAAGCCGGGAGGAGCTGCGGCCTTGGCCGCCTTCTGCTGATCCTTGTATTTCCGCTCGCATGCGCGGCACTTGTCCATCTCCACATCGGTCGCGGCGTACGACGGCGCGGCGGATGCGAGCGTGCCAAGGGTGAGCATGACGGCAAGCGCACCGTTGAGCCAGGCGCGCTTTCCGGTGAGCACGAAGCGCCGCACGCGGCGACGGTCGTTGTGGCTTTGGCTACTGCGGCGAGTGTGAGACATCGTGTTTCCTCCAGTGACGCCCCAGCACAATCGCGGGGCAGGTCCATGCCGACATGATCGCGGCATGAACGTATAATATGTATTCTCATATTATAGTCAAGCCTTCAGGGTGAGAATAGTGGGAAAGATTATTGCTTTTTGATTCGTCAAATGCCTGTTGTCCGGACAAGGTGGGTTTGACGGGCGAGCGCTTTCCCCCCTCTATGGCCACTATCACCTCTAGAGTCGGACAGTCGCGCGGGCCGGTGCAGTGCACCGAGCTCGAGATGGCCAGGCGCGACCGTCGCCCAACTCCTCAACCTGACAAGTGCCGAGCAGCTCCGCCCGAAGGTAGGGCGGGCGATCTGCTGGCGTGTGTGCCATGGCGTGCCCGCCTCGTCCTTCGCTGCAGGCACAGCCCACGTGCGCCGCTGCGCAACTGTGCCGGCATCTAGCGCCAATCACTCGCCGCGCGGGTCCTTACCCGCCGGCGGGGGACCCGCGATGCCGTCGCGGCCCGTCGCTTGAGCGTATTTGGAACGCGAAAATTTTCACTTCGCTTCGTTTTCGGTCGAATGCGATCGATTTCGTCATGAGCCGATCGAGGAGCCCGTACGGATTTCGGTCGCCCCCCGATCCAAAAGCGGTGCGAGACGGTCGGTTCTTGAGGAAATCGAGGAATTTGGGCGCTTGAAGCGCCGCGTTCCGGTGGTCGGAGCCCGGAGCAATGTCGGTGACGATGAGCACCGCGGCCGCCTGCGCCGGCAGGAGCGCAGATTTTTCCAAGACCCCATCGGCTTCGGCCGACGGCGGGGTCGATGACGGCACCGAGGGAGGTCGTCGTCTTGGAAATGGTGCGGCTCACTTCCGCGCCATTTTCGTTTCGCGGGATAGCGCAGCCCGGTAGCGTGCTTGGCTCATAACCAGGAGGTCGCGAGTTCAAATCTCGCTCCCGCAACCAAGTTGCCGGTGCAGGTTCACGCGCCGCGTCATTCAACGCCCGTCAAAAGGCGGACGCTTACCAGCCCCACTACGAGGGCCCCGGCACCGATAGGTCACGATGCTCAAGATTCAGGTCCGCGCCGAACGTATGGGCGATCTCGGCACGTTCGTGCGCCGGCTCGACTCTCCGGAGATGCGCATCGCCGGTGCGCGCGGCTTGAACGAGCACATCCGGCAGCAAGAAAAAGATTCGATCGCGACGGTGTCGGGGCAAACGCGCGTTCCGGCATCGCGGGTCAAGTCGATCTCGCGTGTGAGACTTACATCGCCGTCGGCGTTCATGAGCGCGGCGGTCGAGTTTCGCGACAAGGCGATCCCGCTAGGCGAATACACCTATCGCGCCTGGTCGCGTTCGATGCCTGGCGCGCGCGCCGGCGATTGGGGTGGCAAGACGCACAAGGGTGCGTTCACCGTCTCGCGCTACGGCGGCCGCATCTTCAGGCGTACCGGCAAGTCGCGATTTCCGATTCAGCAGTTGTGGGGGCCGGTGCTGCCGAACGAATTGTTGCGGCGGGACATGCCTAACCTACGACAGCGCGAGGCGTTCGCGGCGCGCGATCTCGAGCAACGCGTGTTGCGCAACATGCTTCACGTTTTTGGTTTTTGAGAACGGGCCGCTCGGTCCGCTCGATCACGTCATGAACCCCAGCCGCGAAGTGAAGCGTCGACCGGGCTCGATCGTCACCTCGGTGCCGATCGAGCCCGCGTGCTGGGCACACGGTGGTGCGTATCTGCGCACGAGACTGCATGAATGAGTTCGGATCCAACGCGACGAAAAAAGCCATCCGGCTCTGCGCGCGAACGTACCGAACGAACGAAACAGAAACCCGGCGTTGTAGATGGCCCGCAAAAGCCGTCTCGCGACGCTCCGTCGCCGCTCGACGCGATGATTGGCGTCAGCGACGCCAAGAAGCTGCTCAAGTGGACACCGCGCTTCATTCAGCAGCTTGTCGCCGAAGGCTATATCAAGAAAACCGCGCACGGCACCTACCGGCTGATCGACCTGGTGCACGGCGCGATCGACTACTTGAAGGACGAGGACCGGAGGGCCTCGAAGTCCGCCGCCGCCGGCCGCCTTCGCGACGTCCGCACGGCCGAGATCGAACAGCGCATGGCTGCGAGATCGGGCACTCTGAAAGAGCAGGCGCGCGACGATGCCTTCGCGGTTCTCGAGAGATTTTCCGGCCCTCTACAATCCGAGCTGCTGGCCCTACCGGCGCGCGTGACCAAGGATCTTCCGCTCCGGCGAAAGATCGAGAACGGTATCCGTGACGCATTCGCCGGCGCATCAAAGCGAGCGCGAGCGGCATCGGACTCTTGAGCGAAGGCTCGCCGAGCTTTTCGATCTCGCGCCGATCGTGCAGGCCCATACTTGGGGGCACGAGAACCGGACCTATCCGCCGACCTCGGGCGTGCCGGGCAAGCGCGATCCTGCGCTGACGCCGTACATCATTCCGTTCGAGCGGTTCTTCGACCTGCCGTGCGAGGAGGTCCCGGAATCTCGTTACGAAACCTGTGTGCTGATCACCGGCACGCAGATGTCCAAGACCGACGCAATTCTCGATGCGATCGGAAGCCGCCTCGATACGCGGCCGCGGCCGCAACTCTATGTCGGTCCGTCGAAAGATTTCGTGACGGACCAATTCGAGCCGCGTCTGATGACGCTGTTCGATGAAGCGCCGCGGCTGGCAGCGCGGGTAGCGCGCGGCAAGCGCAACAAGAAGGTCAAGAAATACGTCAACGGGGTTGGCGTCCGCCTCGCCTGGGCGGGATCGCCGACGTCGCTGTCATCGGATCAGGCCGGCGACATCTATGTCGATGAGTACGACAAGATGTTCGCGTCTGGGCGCGGCAACCCGTTCGTCAAAGCCAAGGCGCGCGCCGACACCTACGACGATCGCAAGATCGCCCTCACCTCGACGCCGAGCAAGGGTCTTGTCGGCATCGAGAAGGACGCGAAGTCGGGCCTTGAGTTCTGGCAGCTCGTCGACCCGAAGGATCTGCAGAGCCCGATTTGGGTGCGCTGGCAAACCGGCACGCGGCATCACTTCGCATGGTGCTGTCCGCATTGCGATGGCTGGTTCATTCCGCGCTATCGCAACCTCGCGCATCCGAAGGACGCGTCGCCGGCCGAAGCCCGGCGCAACACCTGGCTGGTGTGTCCGCGCTGCGAGAAGAAGATCGACGAGCGCCACAAGACCGCGATGAACACACGCGGCGACATCGTGGCGCCGGGTCAGAAATTCGACAGGAGCGGAAAGGTCGTCGGCGATCCGATCGACTCGACCGTGCTGTCGCTATGGGTGTCCGGTCTGTGCTCACCGTTCGTCACTTGGGGCGAGCGCGTCGAGGAAGTGATGCTCGCGAAAGCGAGCGGCGACAGCGAAGCCGAGGCCGATGCGTTCAACAAGGTCGGCGAACTGTATTCGCCGCTCGGCCTCAACGTCGCCGAGTGGAAAACCGTCGCCGATCACCGTGCGCCATACCGTGTCGGCGAAGTGCCGGATGACGCGGTCTATCTCGCGCTCACGGTCGACGTGCAGAAAAATCGCCTGCCATGGGTGATCCGCGGGCACGGCGCGCGCGCAACGTCTTGGCTGATCGACTCCGGAAACCTGCTCGGCGAGACCGTCGAGGAACTGGTCTGGGACGAGCTTGCCGATCTGCTGCAGGATCCGATCAACGGCATTCCGATCCGACTGTGCCTGATCGACTCCGGCTTCCGACCCGGCAAGCCGATCACGCTGCCGCTGAATCGCATCTACGAGTTCTGCCGCCGCTTCCCGCGGCAGGTGCGCCCGACCAAGGGCTCGTCGAACCCGATGCGCGTGCCGCTGGTGACGTCGAAGATCGAAGTCACGACCGCCGGCACGAAGTCGAAATACGGTCTCGAGCTCCTGCGGCTCGATCCCGATCACTTCAAGTCCTGGGTGCACGAGCGCCTTGAATGGCCGTCGGACAAGCCCGGCGCCTGGCATCTCTATGAAGGGGTGTCGGAGGACTACTGCAAGCAGATCGTTTCGGAAGTTCGCGTGGTAGCGCCGTCGGGCAAGGCCGCATGGGTGCAGCGATCGCGCGAGAACCACTTCCTCGACTGCGAGGCGCTGCAGGCCGCGGCCAGTTGGGTGATGAACATGCAGCGGATGACCGAGGACGCTGCGCAGCGCCTTATTCGCCAGCGCGACGCACTCAGGGTCTCGAAAGAAGAATTGCCTGCGCCGGCCGCGATGAAGGCGAAGGGTGTTCGGCGACTGTCACAACTTAACAAGCGGACATGAGGGCGAAATGGACCGCAGGAAATTCCTCGCCGGCAGCGCTGCCGCCGCCGCGCTTGTGCTCGTGCCGGCCGACGCCTTGCGGCGCGTGGTCGACGTCGCGCCGAGGCTCGCGGACGCGAATGATTTTCAGAGCTTCCAGGCGATGTTGCTGCGGAAGGTCGCGGACGCGATGGCAATGCCGTACGAGGCGTTGATCGCAGACTTCAACGCCGCGTCCTACAGCGCTTGTCGCGCTCGCGTTGCGGAGCTTGCGGCCTGACATGGCGACGACCGAGGAGCTCGAGGAGGCGAGACGCATTCGCCGCGTGCTGATCACCCAGGGCGGCGTGAAAAAGCTGACCGAAGGCGACCGCACGATGGAGTTCTCGCTGCCGTCGATCAGCACACTCGACGCCTACATCAACCGGCTCGAGTCCGAACTCGGAGTTCCGCTCACCTCGTTCACCAAGCGCATCCAGTCGCGCCCGGTCTGGTTCTGATCGAGGGTCAGCATGGACAACGCGCCGGCCATTCTCGGACCGGACGGCCTGGCCGTTCGCCGCCGCCCCCGTATGGGCGCGAACGCTTTCGTCGGAGCGTCGCGCACGCATCCTGACCTTGCGCTGTGGACGCCGTGGAATTATTCGCCGGCGACGGCAATGCATCAGGATCGCGACATGCTCATGTCGCGCATCCACGACGTCGGCCGGAATGACGGCTGGGCGTCCGCCGGCATGTCGCGGATGGTCGATGCGGCGATCGGCGCGAAGCTCAATCTGTCGGCGACGCCCATCGCGAGCCGGCTTGGCATCGAGCAAGAAGAAGCCGACGACCTCGCGGATAAGATCGAGGATGCGTTCGACGAGTACGCGAACGATCCGCGCTTCTACAACGACGCGCAGCGTCGCCAGCCGTTGGGCGGGCAGATCGCGACGGCGTTCCGTCATCGTCTCGGAGATGGTGAGGCCTTCGGCGTTCTGCACTTCGACGAGAGCCAGCCAATCTCGACTTGTCTCGAGGTCGTACATCCGGATCGCTGCAAGACGCCGAAGGGACGTCGCGAAGGGGATGGCGTTCGAACGGGCGTAGAACTTGGCAAACGCGGCGCGCCGATCGGCTATCACTTTCTGACGCAGCATCCCGGCGAACGCACGTTCGGATTTCCGGGGCTCAATCAGCAGACGGCCTACGTGCCGCGCTGGACATCGTTCGGCCGGCCGATCGTCGTGCACATGTTCGAGACGACGGAAGCCGGGCAGGTGCGCGGCGTCCCGGTGCTGGCGACGGTTGTCAAGAAACTGCGCATGCTCGGCCGCTACGATGAGGCCGAACTGCAGGCGGCCGTACTGAATGCGGTGCTTGCTGCCTTCATCGAGTCGCCGAACGACCCCGAGCAGATTGCCAACGCGATCGGCGCCGGCGGTCCGGAAAATGCGGATCTGTCCGCGCGGCAGGAATTGCGCACCACGATCTATGACGAGGTGCCGGTCAAGGTCGACGGCGTTCGGATCAACTTCCTTGCGCCTGGCGACAAGGCGAACTTTCTTGATGCGAAGCACCCGAACGCGGTCTACGAGCCGTTCGTTCGCGCGGCGCTTCGCAACATCGCATCGGCCCTTGGCCTCTCCTACGAGCAGCTCTCGATGGATTGGGGCCAGGTCAACTATTCGTCGGCGCGCGCGGCGCTGATCGAGGTCTGGCGCGGTGTTACGGCGCGGCGCGACCTGTTCGCCGCGATGTATCTGCAGCCGATCTATTCCGCCTGGCTCGAGGAAGTGCTCGACAAGCGCATCGTCATTGCGCCGAAGAAGGCGAAGCCGTTCCGCGAGGCGGTCGGTGCATGGACCAGCGCGGAATGGATCGGCCCCGGCCGCGGCTGGGTCGATCCGTTGAAGGAAGCGAATGCGGCGATCGCGCGCATCGCCTCCGGTCTGTCCAACTACAAGCGTGAGTGCGCCGAGCAAGGCATCGACTGGAAGGACAACTTCCGTCAGGTCTCGCGCGAGCGCCGTTGGATGGACCAGCACAAGGAACTGCAGTTCTCACTCGACGGCGTGCCGATGCCGCCGGAGCCGGATCAAGACACGCAAGACGCAAATGTGCGTCGCACTGCGGCAGGGGCAGCGGCATGATCCCATTCCATCAGGTGCGGCGTCGGTTGTTCAATCAGCCACTCTTGGTGACGCAAGCCGCTGGCGAGGCTGTCAGCACCGTCGTGCTTGAGCGGCTGATGGAAGGCCGCGGTGGCCAGGGCAGTGCGGAGGATAGCGGCGAAACGCGACAGGGTTTTCGCGGCACTCAGCGCGCAGACGGGTCGGTGGAAGTCTACAAGGCGCGCACCAGTCGCTTCTACGGCGACTATCCGATCGATCCCGACTCAAACGGCCGCCCAAAACCCTATCGCCGCACCGAGCAGGGTACGGCGATTATCACGATCATCGGCGAACTGGTGAATCGCGGTGCTTGGGTCGGTGCATCGTCCGGGCTCGTGTCCTATGAGGGCATCAAGCACCAAGTGCTGACGGCGCTTGCCGACGCGCGCGTGCGCAACGTCATCATGGACTACGAGACGCCTGGCGGCGAGGTGGTCGGCGCGATGGAGTGCGCCGCGGAGATCCGCAAGCTCGCTGCCGAGAAGAATGTCGTCGCGGTGGTCAACGGCATGGCGTGCTCGGGTGGCTACAAGCTTGCCACGGGCGCCCGGCGCATCGTCACGATGGCAAGCGGCCTTTCCGCGCACATCGGCGTGGTGATGCTGCATATGGACTGGTCGGCGTGGCTTAAAGACAACGGCATCAAGCCGACCTTCATCTTCGTCGGCGACCACAAGGTCGACGGAAATCCGTTCGAGGTGTTGCCCGAGTCCGTGCGCGCGAGATTTAAGGGCGAGTGCGAAAAGTATTACGCGGATTTCGTCGCGACGGTTCTCGCGGGCCGCAAGAATCTGACCGAGCAGCAGGTCCGCGCGACGCAGGCGCTCGCCTACAAGGGCGACGATGCGGTCAAGCTCGGTCTCGCCGACGAGATCGGCACCTTCGAGGATGTTCTGGCCGAGCTGTCTCGGCCGACCACGCGTTCCACCTCCAAACCGATGAGGAGCTCGACCATGGCCAACGAGAATACGGCCGAAAATCCGGACGTCGTCACGCGCGGCGATCACGACAAGGCCGTGAAGACGGCAGGCGACACCGCCCGCACCGAGGGTGAGTCCGTCGGTGTCAAGAAGGGCGAAGATGCCGCGAAAGCGCGTGTCTCGGCGATCATGAATCACGAGGAAGCGAAGGGTCGCGAAGCGACCGCGCAGAGCTTCGCCCTCAATACCGCGATGACGGTCGACGAGGCCGTTGCGGCGCTCAAGACCGTGCCGAAGGCCGAGGCCGGCAAGCCGTCGTTGGCTGCCGAGATGCGCAGCGAGCCGAAGCCGAATCTCGGCGAGCCGCCGGCGCCTGCCGGCACCCAAGGCGCCAAGAGCAACTACGACAAGGGCCGCGAGATCGCGATGCGCGCCAAGGGCAAGGATCCGGCCGCTGCGGCTGCCGCCGCGAGGTAACGACGTCCAGTAGCGCGACGACATTCCGTGCCGCGCGCATATCCCCGAAACGCTAACGGAGGTTAGGTCATGGAGACCGCCACGTACGATCCCACCGGCCTGATCGCCGGGCCGTTCCCCATCGTGTCGAAGTCCGGCACGGTTCTCACCGGGCAAAATCTCGTGCGTGGCACCGCGCTCGGCCGCATCCTTGCCGGCGCCGTGACCGTCGCGGCCAAGGCCGGCGGCAACACCGGCGGCGGCACGCTCACGCTCGATGCGACCACGCCGAAGCTCGCCGGTGCGAAGCCTTCGGTCATCGAAGTGCGGGCCATCGCGGCCGCGACCAACAGCGGAACCTTCCGCGCGACGGAAGTCGCCGGCGGGGTCCGCACGTTCCTCGGCGATTTCGCGGTCGGCGACACCTTTGCCAACAAGGTCAAGTTCGTCGTCGCCGACGTCGGCGCCGACTTCATCGTGGGCGACGGGTTCGACATCACGATCGCCGCCGGCAGCAAGAAGCTGGTGAAGTCGCTCGCCGCGGCGGTCGACGGCTCCGAAAAGCCGTTCGCGGTCCTCGCGGCCGACGTCGATGCGACCGATGCCGATCGCGCCGCGCCCTATTACGTGTCGGGCGAGTTCGCCACCAGCAAGATGACCTTCGGTGCCGGCCATACGGCCGACACGGTCGAGGACGCGTTCCGCGACAACAACACGCCGATCTTCCTCAAAGTCCTCAACTGATCCGGCGGGCTGTTCCGCCGAACGCGTTTCCCGAAATCACCAGCGGGCTTTTGGGGCGCGGCTGCAGCGATGCGGCCGCGTCACGGCCTCGCTCATTTTCACGGAGGTTGCTGTGCAACTCTACGATACGATGACCCTGCTGGGGATGGTCGATGCGCTCGACAAGCCGCGCCGCTTCATCTTCGACCGCTTCTTCTCCACGGCGACGATCACGTTCGACACCGAGGAGATCATGTTCGACAAGATCTCCTCGTCGCGCCGCATCGCGCCCTATGTGTCGCCCGACATTCCCGGCAAAGCGCAGGCTCTGCGCGGGTCGGTCGCGCAGACCTTCAAACCGGCTTATGTGAAGCCGAAGTCTCCGATTGCGCCCGGTGCGGTGATCAAGCGCCGGCCCGGCGAGCGGATCTCGGGCGAGATGTCGCCCGCGGAGCGGTTCGACCGCATCATCGTGCAGACGCTCGAGGACCACGACAGTGAGATCGCCCGCCGCGAGGAACTCATGGCGATCGAGATCATGCGCACCGGGAAGGTGATCGTGGAGTCCGAAGACTTCCCGCGCATGGTGGTCGACTTCGTACGCCCCGCGGGGCACACCAAGTTGCTCACCAGCGGCGATCGCTGGGGCGAGACCGGCGTGGTGCCCAGCGAGAACATCGTGACGTGGGCGCAGGAAGTGCATGATGGCTCCGGCGCGCATCCGAGCCAGGTCATCATGGACCCGCTCGCGGCCGGCTTGTTCATCAAGGACGAGAAGGTCCAGAAGATCCTCGACAACCGCCGGCAGCGCGGCGGCGAGATGCAGTTCATGGGCCAGAACACCGGCCAGGGCATCGAAGCCGTGAGCCTCGGCTCGATCGGCCAGTTCGAGTTCTTCCAGTACCAGCAGCTCTACAAAGAGGGCGGCACCACCAAGAAGATGATGCCCGACTACACGGTGCTGCTCGGCTCCGCCGGTATCGAGGGTTACGCCACCTACGGCGCCATCCAGGATCTCGAGGCGCTGCGCGCGATGGAGCGCTTCTCCAAGATGTGGGAGGAGAAGGACCCCTCCGTCGCGATGCTGCTGACGCAGTCCGCGCCGCTGCCGGTGCCGGCGCGCGTCGAAGCGTCGGCCTGCATCACGGTCCGCTAGGCCGCCCTCACTCCCGAATGAAGGTCACCCCGCGCCGGCGGTGTCGGCGCGGGGATGTTCGCGTTTCTGCGGTCATCTGAATTTGAGGGCGCCATGGCGAACGCACTGAAAAAGACAATCACGACCACGGTCACGCTGACCGTCGGCAAGGACGACAGGGGCCAGCCGATCGAGAAGCCGCCCGGTACGCCGGTCGAGCTCGATGCGGATGAGGCCGACTCGATCCTCAAGCGCTTCGGAGGCGCGGAGGTCGGGAAGAAAGGGGTGACGGCCGCGGAGGCCCCCTCCCAGCAGCAGAAAAAGGAAGCTGGGGGCGATGGCGGCGGCGATGAGAAGGTCAATCTCGGTGACATGACGCGCAAGCAGCTCGACGCGTATGCGCAAGAGCGTCACGAACTCGACACCACCAAGCTGCAAAGCAAGGGCGATGTGATCGAGGCGATTGAGGCGGCCGCGAAGCCGAAGGGCTGATGCCCTCGCGGTTTGCAACCGAATTGGCGGCTCGGTCTCCAGTTCTCGACGATTATTTCGGCGAGATGCTGCGGATCGAGCCGCAATCGGAGGGCGGGGAGTTCCTTGCCGAAGGCGCCGATCCTGATCGCCCGGCATACGATATCGTCGGCACGTTCCGGCCCAAGACCTCTCTCGTGCCGATGCGGCAGACGCTCGGCGGTTCATCGGCCGATGCGGTGAACGTTACCGCGTCGCTGGACCATTTCAGTTTCCTCAAGTCGGTGCTCGGCGATCCCGCGCGCTGGCCGCGTGCGGGGGACCGTATCGTGCGCACGGAAGAACCGGGCACGCCGCGCTTCAAGGTCTCGCGCGTGTTCGATGACGGGCTCGTCCGGCACGGCTGCGTCGTGGTGCCGGTCTAATGAGCAACCTGGTTTCATTCGCGCTGCGGCTGATCGTATGCCGCGCGCTGCTCAACAAGACCTTCGCCGGTGCGCGCGTGCTCAATCAACCCGTCGAACCGCTCGACGATCTGCTGGCTGACGGCGCGCCAAAGATTCCGCTGCTCGCCGTGTTCACCTCCGATGTCGAGCGCGATGGAGAAGGCCGCGACCTGACGGGCGCGGAACAGACGATCGGCATCTCGATCCAGGTGCTGATCCCGCCGGAAGTCGAGATTGCCGCGCTGGCGTTCAAGGCGCGCGGCGCGGGAGCGGCCGCGCTGATCGACTTTACCTGGCGCCAGGTTGCCCGCGCGCTCGTGGTCGAGACCGGCCCGTGGGCGAAGCTGTTCTCGCTATTCGTCGCTCACATTGAAAAGATAATGTCGAACTCGGTCCTCTATGAAGTGACCGACGATGCGACACGCCGCGGCCTGCGTATCCCCGCGGCGGAGTTCAGCATGTCGTGCCGCACCGTGATGGAGCCGAAGTGGGGCCGCCCGCTGGCCAACCATTGGCTTGCGCTCGACGAAGCGATGCGCACCGAGGCCGAACTCGTGCCGCTGGCCGACATGGTCAAGGATCTGATCGAGAAACCCGATGGCATGCCAAACTGGCGCGTCATTCAGGCAGCGTTCGGCTTTGGCGACGCGGAGATGCGGGCGTCGGGCCTGATGCCGGCCGACATCACCGAATCCGGCGAACCTGCGCTGCTTGAGGAGGATGGGCTTACGATCGAGCCTGCCGATCTCACGATCTCGACCCCGTTCACGCCGACTCCCACTGTTCCATGAGTGCGCTGGGTGAACTGGTCGAGCGCGTCGCGGAGGTCGAGCGGCGTCAGTCGCGCATGATGCTGGCTGGGCCGGTTACCGATGTCGACGGCGAGAAGCACGTGGTGCGGATGCGCATCGGCGGCACCGACCAGGAGCCGATGAAGTCGCCGTGGATTCGTTACGCGCAGGTCGCCGGCAAGCTGAAACTGCACAGCATGCCGTCGGTCGGCCAGCAGATGATGATGATGGCGCCCGACGGCGTTAGCGAGCAGGGGCTCGCGGTGCCGATGTATTGGTCCGACGACAATGCGGCGCCGTCGAACGATCCGGAGGAGCACGTCATCACGCTGGGTGATGCGCGCATCAGCCTGAAGAAGGACAAGATCTCGCTCAAGGTCGGCAACAGCGAGGTCGAGATCAAGAACGGCCACATCAACATCGTCTCGCCGAAGGTGCACACGGTGGGCAAGACGCATCTCGCTGTGACGGCGAAGGATGCGGAAGTCGAGGACAAGAAGATCGTGACGACCGCCGGGCCGTCGAAGCGCGCGTTCGCCGAGATCGACGGCGAGGACACTCAGAACGACCCCGATCCGCAACCGAGCAGCGTCATCCCGAACCGTACCGAAGTCGCGGCCATGATCGCCGCGGCCGCGCCGCCGCCAGGTGATGGTGGCGGAGGCGGCGGCGGTGGTGGTGGTGGCGGTTCCGTCTAACCCAGCGAGCACCCCATGACGAAAACCTACATCATCACCGACGCAGCCGGCGAATGGGTTGCGGGCATCCGCGTGCGCCAGGGCAAGGTCGTGCTCAAGACCGAACTCGAATTGACCGTGGCGCAGGCCGAGCGCCCGCTGCGCGACGGCGATATCGTGGAACATTTGGTCACCAAGACCTACACCGTCACCAGCGAGGCCGGCGAATGGGTTGCCGGCGTGCGCGTGCGCCAGGGCAAGGTTATGCTCAAGGACGAACTCGAATTGACCGCCGCGCAGGCCGAGCATCCGCTCCGTGTCGGCGAGATCGTCTTGAAGTCGGCCGCCGCGGCGCAGAAGCCAGCGCCCGCGAAGGCGCCGCCGAAGGAAGCCAAAGAGAAGTGATGTGGCCTCGTTCGGCACCGACGCCGAGACCGGCCGCGGGCTTTCCGATTTCGACCATGTCGTGCAGTCGATCGGGATCATCCTGACGACCGGCATCGGTGAGCGGATCATGCGCGAGTGGTTCGGCTATCCGGGCCTCGCGCTGCTTGGAGAACTCGCCAATGAGTTCACCATCATCCGCTTCTGGAATGCGGTGCTGACTGCGCTGACCGTGACGCAATTGAACGGACTGCCGACCGAGCCGCGCTTCCGCATCATCAAGATCGGCACCAGGACGATCGACCGTTCCGGCCTCTACGAATGCTCGATCGAGGGCCAATACATGCCGCGCGGTCATCTTGGGGACTTCACCGTCGAGGCGCGCCGCACCATCCGCGTGGTGCGCGAGGGGCAGGACGCCTTCCAGATCAGCGCGTTCGCGGTGTGATCGACGATGGCAAGCCGATTCACGGCCGTCGACCTCTCGCAGTTGCCGCCGCCGCAACTGATCGAGGAACTCGACTACGAGGCCGTGCTCGCGGCCGCGAAGGCCTACGTGCTGGTGGTGTGGGAAGCGGTGCGCGCGCGCCGTCCCGACTTGCCGCCGCTCGACACGCTCGATCTCGAGCAAGAGCCGATCGCGATCGTGCTCCAGGCGCTCGCCTATCGCGAGCTTCTGCTGCGCGCGCTGGTCAACGACAAGGCACGCGCGGTGCTGCTCGCGAAGGCGGTCGGCACCGATCTTGAGCATATCGGTGTGTTCTTTGGCGTGAGCCGGATGCCGGCGGTGGAAAATCCGCGCGGCACCTCGGTAGAGTTTCCGCAGGATTTCGAGACTGACGATCGCCTGCGCCGGCGCATCCAGCTCGCACCCGAGGCGTTCTCGGTCGCCGGTCCGGCCGGGGCTTACGAGTTTCACGCGATCACGTTGTCGATCGATATCGACGATGCGCACGCGTTCTCGCCCGAGGACGGGCACGTCACGCTGGTGCTCGCCGGCAAGGATGGCGAGCCCGTTTCGGATGGGATCATCGCCGCGGTGACGAACCGTCTGGCGCGCGACGACGTGCGGCCGCTGACCGACGTCGTCGTGGTTCGCCGCGCCGACATCGTGACCTATGACGTTGCGCTCGATCTGAAAATTCTGCGCGGACCGGATCCCGTGCTGATCGCGCTCGCGGCCGAGACATCGATCCGCAAATACGCTGCCGAGCGCTATCGCATCGGCGCGGAGGTCTATCGCGCCGGCATCATCGCGGCCGCGAAGGTCGCGGGCGTCGAGGATGTCACCACGAATTTCGCCGACGTGATCTGCGGCGACACCGAAATCCCCGTGCTTGGGGATGTGCCGATCACGACCACCATCCTGTGAGAGGGCGCGATGCCGATCACTTATTCAAATGCTTTTGCGGCCGCACGGCTGGAGGCTGTTCTCGATCTGCTGGCGGGCGGCAGTCTCGAGATCGGTACGGCCGGCTTCGGGGCCGTGCTGGCGCAGATCCCGCTCGCGAGCCCCGCGGGCAGCGTTACCAACAAGGTGCTGACGCTCACCATGCCGGCCTCCGACACCGACGCGAACGCGGACGGGACTGCGGCCGCCGCGCGGATCAAGGATTCGGGCGGGACCGCGCAGATCACAGGACTGACGGTCGGCGTGGCCGGCTCCGGCGCGGACATCATCATGAATTCGGTTGCGATCGCCGAGCACGCGGCGGTCACGATTTCTGCGGCCACCATCACGCATCCGTAGCCGCGCGGCGGCAGAAGAAGGTCCGTGCCCGAGATCGTCATATTCCTGACCTCCGGGACGAATTTTGTCGTCCCGGCAGACTGGAATGATGCCAACAACAAAATTGAGTTGTGGGGCGCAGGCGCGAACGCATCGGGGGCTAGCGGCGGGCGTGGCGGCGGTGGTGGCGCGTTCGCGGCGGAGAACAATTACCCGCTGACCCCCGGCGCAAACATCACCTACCAGATCGGCGCGGTTAGCACGCTCGCTAGCGCTAACCGTACCTTCTTCAATAGCACGGCGATTGTCGCTGCTGGATCAGCAAATCATCTTGGGGGGACGACAACCAATTCAACCGGCACCATAAAGTTTGCTGGCGGCAACGGTGTTTTGGGCGCTAATGGTGCAGGCGGTGGAGCCGCTGGTCCGAATGGGGCCGGTGGAAATGCAGTCACGACTACCGGCGGTACGGGAGATAACGGTTCGGGCGGCGCCGGAGGAGTGACGGCCGGCCAGAATGGCTCCCCGGGAGCGGAGCGGACCCAGACCAGCGATAGCGCAACGGCAGGGTCCGGCGGCGGTGGTGCTGGCGGCTCGGGGAATCCCGGAGGTTCGGGCGGGCTCTACGGCAGCGGCGGCGCTCACGGCACCTCGATAGGGTCCGGCCGCGCGGGCTTGATCGTCATCAGCTATACGCCGGCATCCAGCGACACGACCGGGACGCTGGCGGTCACCGAAGGCGCGGATACATTCGCCAGCGCCGGCGCGTCGTGGAGCGGCGCGCTCGCGGCGACGGAATCGGCGGATACGTTTGCGGCGCTTGGCGCGCTGTCATTCTCCGGCGCGTTCGCGGCGACCGAGGCGAGCGATGCCGGCGCCGCGGCCGCTACGCTGACGTTCCATGGCGACATGGCGGCGACCGAAGCGGGTGACGTCGTCGCGGCGGCGGGGACGGTCTTCGGCGGACAGCTCGCGGCAGTTGAGACCGCCGACGGCTTTGCGGCAAATGCGCTGCTGTTCACGCAGGGCAATTTTTCCGCCTCCGAGTTCGATGATATCGCGCAGTTCGCGGGCATCCTGGATTTTCGCGGCGCGCTGAATGTCATCGAGCCGGATGCGCCCGATACGGTGAGCGGCGCCGGGCATGTCTACATCGGCAGTCTCGCGGTGTCGGAAGCATCCGACGTCGCGGCCATGCGGCTGCTGACCTATCGGCGCTACGACGATCTGCTGCCGCAGAACGCGACGCCGCTGCTGCGCACCTTCGCGATGGCGATGGGGCGCATCCAGGACATTCCGGTCCCGATCGACACGGCCAAGCAGCCGTTGATCGTGACGGCGTCGTTCCTGCCGTTCGTCGCCTGGGAATATTCGGTCGACGTCTGGTTCACCAAATGGCCGGAAGCGACGAAGCGCGCGATCGCGCAGCGCTCGATCCAACTGCACCAGCGCAAGGGTACGCTCTACGCGATCAGCGAATATATCCGGTACGCCGGCGGCGTGGTGCTGGGCGTCACCCGGCCGCCGATGACGGTGTTCTCCGGTCCGTCGCTCACCCGCGCGCAGCGCCAGGCCTGGCTTGCAACGCTGCCGCAGGTGCGCGTGTGGCTGATCCGCGAAGAGGCCCGCTTCGGTCCCGCGAAGGCGTTTCATGGCTGCCAGCGCGGCGGCCTGTTCGTCGAGCGGTCCTATGCGGTTCCCTCGACCGCGCTGTCGCGCCTGCGGCGCCGCGCGCGCTGGGTCGTCGATGGCGTCGAGACCGACGTGCCGGTCAAGACGTTCGACAGCTATTACCGGCTGCACCTGCGCAGCACGGAAGGGCGCTCGGTCTTCGTCTCGCGTCCGTTCGGCCGGCGGTTCTTCATTCCGTCGAGTGCCTGGCGCCGTCTTGTCACGATCCGGCCGCAAGCGCGGCTGCCGTGGCGATCGCCGTCGGGCCCGACGCTCACGCCCGTGAGCAACGAGCCCGAACGCATCAAGGTCGCGGGCAATCGCGGCCGCAGCGTGTTCGAGAACATGACGATCGGGGGTTACTTCGTTCCTTCGAGCGCGAAGTACCGCATCTTCGATCGCTTCGCGGTGCACGACGGATCGCGTCCGCTGCGCAACCCGGCCTGCCAGTTCATGGGAACCGGCCGCTACGGCTTCCCGATGCACACGGCGTGGCTGCGCCTCTCGGTGCCGGGCAAGGCCTCGCCTCGTGCGGCCGGCCGCGGTTTCTTTACGCCGCGCACCAAGTTCTGGCTGCCGCATGACGGTGAGCCGTTGCAGCGCGTTCGCCGTGCGGCGCAAAGCGCGAAACGCTTGAGCGACCGCGTGCTCCTCGACATCGGGCCGAAACCGCGACTGATCGCGGGGCGGCCTTTCATAGCCGGCACCGACCGCTTCGTGGTCGGCCGACCCTAGTTTCGTGGTCGCATTTCCTGCGGCGAACCGGCTCCCACTTCGCCGGGAACTGCTCCTTAGACGAGGACCGTGATGGAACGCCAGATCATCTTCCGCGACTTTCAGGAACAGCAGTCGGCCGACCACAACGACATGCAGACCTTCGGGCGCCGTTCGCTCGACAGCGTCGTGAAGGATGCGGTCACGGCGGCGCGGCGGTTTGCCGGCTTCGCGGTCGTGAAGTCGGCGCAGGCCGAGATCACGGTGGCGCCCGGGCGCATGTATGGCCCGAGCGACGTGCAGACCGAGACCGGAACCGCCGTCTATGCGCGCAACTCCGCCGTCGTGCAGTCGGTGGTGCAGTTTCTGCCCGCCGCGGCGAAGCGCATCGTCTCGATTTCTGCCTCCGGCGTCGAGAACGAGACCGATATCGCGGAACGCGACTTCCTGGTGAATGTCGAGACCGGGCAGACCGAGCCCGACGCCGTGCCGATGGTGCGCTCGCGCGACGCCGTGATTTCGTTCACGCAAGGCTCGGAAGCCGCCGATCCGCAGCCGCCGGCGTTGCCGGTGACGCATGTCGAGATCGCGCGCGTGCTGCTCGACAATCTCCAGGTCGTCTCGGTCACCATGATGGAGGCGAACAAGGTCGTCTCGACCGACGCCCTCGATCACCGCACCGACGGGCTCGAGGACTTCCGCGACCGCATCGGCCCGCGCGTCGACAGTCTGGCGTCGGATCTTGCAGCGCTCGCCAATGCCTTGAAAACCAAGGGGCAGGCGCGGGCCATCACGCAACTCTATCAGGACGTCGCGCGCCTGAAGGATATCGCGCGCCTTCCCGACGACGCCTCGGACTACGGCGCCGACCGGTTTCTCGTCACGGATGAAAGCGACATCACCAACAGCGCGAGCCTCGGTTATGACGCGCTGGTCGAGGAGGGCTTGCGCTTTCCGGCGGCGAACGAGGACGAGTTCGAACTCGACATTTTCAGCGCCAACGACCCGAACGCCGCCAAGCAGGGCGGCCTGCTGCTGCCGGCCTACGATCACGAACTCAAGCTCGCGATCGACACCTTCGACAGCGACCTCGGCATGGCGCAATACGGCTTCCAGTCGATCGATATCGTGCAGCGCTCGATGTCGCGGCAGCGGTTGCGCTACGGCTCGATCTTCACGTCCTGCTCGAATTCGGCGTGGTGGCAATCCGGCACCTACGACTCCGCGGCCGGCACGTTCGCAAAGGATGGCGAGACGTTCGAGGTGCTCGACTTCGACCGGCACACGGCGGACGGACAGCATGTCTGGATTCGCATGCGGCAGGTCTGGGTCGACAGCTATCAGGAGCCCTATTGGGACTACGTGAAAACCGACTTCGCGATCGTCGGCGCGCAGGTTGCGCAGAGCTTCCTGTGCGCGAACGACACGTGGATGACCAAGTTCGGCTTCTATCTCACCGTCAAGGCGGCGAACGAAGCCGTGCACGTGACGATCGCCGAAGTGATCAGCGGCGTTCCCGATCTCGAAAAGGCGGTGTTGCACCAGACCGTGCCGCACGGCGATCTCGAGGTGAACGGCTGGACCGAAGTGGCCTGCATGCCGACCTTCCTCAAGTCCGGCAAGCGCTACGCGATGGTGCTGACGTCGAATGCGAACCACAAGGTCGGGCTCGCCAGCGGCCAGCGCTATCTCGACGGCACGTTCTTCTTCTCGACCGACGGCGCCTACTACATCGGCGACCTCACCAAGGACATGATGCTGCGCATCTACGGCGCCCGGTTCCGCGCGCCGCAGGTGACGATCGAGCTCGAGGCGATCAATCTCGACGGCGGCATCCGCACCATCGACATCCTGGCGCCGATGATCGTGCCGGCATCGACGAACCTGGTGTTCGAGGTACAGCCGGGCGGATCGGGAGCCTGGATTGCGCTTACGTCGGACGACCTCACGGCCTTCGCCTCGACGCCCCCGCTCGCACATTTCCGTGTCCGGTTCGTCGGGACGCGCGACATCATGCCGGGCCTGATGCTCACCGGCTCGCGGGCGAAGATCGCGCGGCCGAAGGTCGCCTTCAAGCACGTGTCGACCCTGATCACGCTGGCCGCTGCCAGCGACAACATCACGGTGATCTATACGCTCGAGGGTTTCGACGAGACGCCGCACGATTTTGCGGTCCTGCTGCGCCAGGGCGCGACCAACGAGACGGCGGACACCATCAGCACCAAGGCGCTGCCGGATCTGCCCAATGTCGGCGGCCGGTGGGAGCGGACCTTCAACTACCAGCTCGGCGCGCCGATCACGACGTTCCGCCTGATCGCGGACGGCGCGACCAACTCCGCCGGCAACACCTTTCACGCCGCCGAGCGCGTGCACTTCGCGCAGTAACAGGGGCCACCCATGGCAAAAAACGACGGCAAGAAGCCGGCTGAAGGCGCGACATTCGAGCCCGAGGCGCAATACCGCGTCAAGCTCAACAAGCGCGTGGATCTCGGCAAGGGCAAGTATCTGTTCCCTGGCGAGGACAATGTCGTGAAGGGCAAGGTCGCGCAGGGCTTTGGCGACGCGATCGAAAGCGCCGAGCGGATCTGACGCATGCCGCAGCGTTTCGAGCCGTCCTACAAGGTCACGCGCGGCGACAACCTGGGCGATCCGGAGTTCTGGAATCGCCGTTTTCAGGATGTCGATCTGCGCCTGGCCTCGCGCGAAAGCGATGCCGAGAACCTCGCGCGGGCGGCCGACATCCTGCTTGCGGTCGGACTGCAGCGGCTCAACGACACCTTTACGCCGCTCATTCTGGAGGCGCGCACGCAGCTCGCCAACTTCGGCGTGCTGTTCACGGCCGTTTCCGACAGCAATGTCACGATCGGGCTTGGCGAGAAGTCGTTCGTTCTGAGCGAGGATAGCGGCCCCGCCTTCGTCTTTACCGATTATGCCTATGCGCGCGCGACCGGGGATGAGACCGCCGGCGTGGTCGGGCGCGTCTTGTCCTACGACAAGGAAGCGCGGCTCCTGACCCTCGACGTGGTGCTGGTCGACGGTACGGGAACATTCGATAGCTGGGACATCGGGCCGTCGGTGAAGCCCGACACGGTGCACGCAACGCGCACCGACAACCCGCATCAGACCACCGCCGCGCAGGTTGGCAGCTATACGACAGAACAAGTCGACGCGTTCATCAGCGGCATCGACCTCGCGCTGGCGCTGCTCGCGCCGAAGAACAGCCCCGTGTTCACGGGCGCGCCGCAGGGCCCGACGCCGCCGAGCAATGAAAACTCGGCGCGGTTCGCGACGACGGGGTGGGCGGTCAACTACGTCAACGCACGCATCGCCGAGATCGTCGGTGCGGCGCCTGGCTCGCTCGATACGCTCGCCGAACTCGCGGCCGCGCTCAATGCTAACCCGGCGCAGATCGACGATATCCTGACGGCGTTGAGCAACCGGCTGCGCTTCGATGCCGCCGATGTGCTCGACACGACCGAGCGCACGCGCCTGTTCGACAATCTGAGCCTCGTTACGGCGGTCAAGTCGCTTTTGGCCGCGGCCGACCAGGCCGGCATGCGCACGGCGATGGGCCTCGGCAGCGCCGCGACGCACGCCCATGCCGAGTACCAACCAGCCGGCAACTACCAGATCGCCGGGAACTACGCTAACGGAGTGTTTCACAATTTCACCGGAGGCATTCACGCCGCCGGTGTTTTAACTACTACAGCATTATATTTTGAAAACACCAGCTTGTTAATTCAGTTTCGAGGAGACCTTGGCGCCCTCTACACGCCGAACGGATGGTATGTCGACAACAACATCCACGCGACGGGAGGCATCTCCTGCGGTGGCGTCAAGTCGTTCAAGATCCCGCACCCGACGCAAGCGCAGCACGACCTTGTGCACGTCTGCCTCGAAGGTCCGGAAGCCGCGGTGTTCTATCGCGGCAAGGGCCGGCTCACGAATGGCGTCGCCCGGATCGAGTTGCCGCGGTATTTCACTGCCCTCGTCGATGAGGCGAGCATCACGGTTGGCGTGACGCCGATCTGGGAAAACGGCCGGGCGGGCGATCTTGCTCCCGAGCCGGTGGTCGACGGCGTGCTTGTGGTGCACGCGCGGAATGCGGAATGCCCTGACGATCAACTGTTCGACTGGCGCGTCGAGGCAACCCGCACGGACGTGCCGCCCCTCGAGGTCGAGCCGGTCAGCACCGGCACAATCTGAAATTCCGAAGGGCCGCTGCGGCGGCTTCTTTCACACTGGAGAGACGCAATGACCGACCTCATCGTTGGTATCAAACACGTACGCGATGAAATCGAGATCCTTCCCATCGCCGGGATCGAGATGTCGGTTGCCGGCTTCATCGGCACGGCGCCGGATGCGGATGAGGACGCCTTCCCGCTCAATACCGCGATCTATCTGACGACCAATATGGCGGCGGAGATCGTGCTGCTCGGCGACACCGGCACGCTTCCCGATGCAATCCGCGGCGTCACCGACCAGCTCGGTGTCGATCAGCGCGCCGCGCGCATCGTGATCGTGCGCGTCGAGGAAGGTCCCGATGTTGCCCAGACGATCGGCAACATCATCGGCGAGGAGGACGACAAGACCGGCATCTGGGCCTTCCTCGACTCCGCGACGGTGCTCGGCGTCACGCCGCGGCTCTGCGCCGCTCCCGGCTTCACCTCGCAGCGCTACGCGCCGCTGGAGAACCCGGTGATCAGCAATGGCGGCACCGGCTACAGCGGCACCATCAACGTCGTGTTCACCGGCGGCACGCCGGTCCGCCCGGCCGCGGCGACCGCCGTTCTGGCGACCGGCGTGGTGACAGGCTTCACCTGGACCGATCGCGGTCTCTACACCACACCCCCGGCGATCAGCCTGTCCGGCGGTGGCGGCACCGGCTTTGCCGCCACGGTCACGCTGGACGATCTGGCAAACCCGGTGTGCGCGGCGATCCCCACTATTCTCGACCGCATGCGCGCGATGTTCATTGCAGACGGCCCGGCCTCAAGCCGGCAGGCCTGGATCGACTGGCGCGAGACCATCCAGTCGGACCGCATCATTCCGCTCGCGATCGACGTCAAGATCGCGATCGGCGATGGCAGCATCGTGGTGAAGCCGGCGAGCCCGCGCGTGATCGGCATCGGCATTCGCCGGGATCACGAGTTCGACGGCCGTCCGTTCCATTCCTGGGCGAACCAGCCGGTGCGCGGCATTGTCGGCCCGTCGCGGCCGATCGCCTTCTCGCTGACCGATGGCGCGGTCGAGGCGCAGGATCTGATCTCGCGCAATGCCGGCGTGATCGTGCGCGGCGAATCCGGCGTGGAGGACGCCATCGCCGAGGGCGGTTTCGTGTTCTGGGGTACGGACACCTGCTCGGAAGATCCGCTGTGGATGTTCTATCACGTGATGCGCGGCCGCGATTACATCGAGCTCGGCCAGATCAAGACGCTGCGCTTCTATCTCGGCCGTTTCAACATCACGACGCAGACGGTGCAGGCCATCCTCAATACGATGGACAGCGGCCTTTCGATCCTGCGCGCGCGAGGCGACATCCTCGACTACCGCGTCGGGTTCGAGGCCGACAAAAACTCACCGGAGGAACTGCGTGTCGGTCATGTGCAGGTGATGTTCCGCGCCGAGGAGCCGCCGGTGCTGCGCAAGATCATCATCTCCTCGCGCCGCTACCGCGAGGCGCTGGTCAACCTCACGCGCACGATCGCCACGCAACTCAGCAGCGTCGGCACGACCAACTTCTAGCCGCCGCGCCGCACCAGGACCCGCTCACCGGAGACACGACGATGGCCGTCAGCACGATCTACGAACTCGACATGGCGAACCTGTTCGCCGGCGACGACGATCCCACGAAGTCGCAGTTCATGGTCATCGAGACCATCAAGCTGCCAATGCTGCAGGAAAAGACCAAGGAGCATATGCCGGGCGGCGGCGTCATGGGCGTGAAGATCGGCATGCGCGCGATCGAACCGCTCGAGGTCACCTTCAAGCTGCGCGGCTTCAATCCGGACGTGATGAATAAGTTCGGCCTTTCGAGCCCGCACCGGCATCGGTACACGATCCGCGGCAGCGTGCGTGACCTGCGCGAGGGCAATTCGTTCCCGGTGGTTGCCGTCGTCGAGGGCCGCCTGGTGAAGGTGGCGGCCGACGACTTCCGGCGCGAGGACGGCATCGCGCACGACTACGAGATCGCGGAGATCATGAAGTATCAACTGATGTGGAACAATCAGGAGAAGTATTACATCGACTTCTTCGCGGGGCCGATCGGCTGGCGCGTCGACGGCAGGGTCGCCTTCCAGCAGGAAGCGGCGCATCTCGGTCTTTCGTAACGGAGGCGCGTTGAAGCATGCAGAAGCCCGAACCGGCTCTGGTCACGGCCGAGCCCGCAGCCGAGCAGCCAGCGCCGGCGCCGCCCAAGTTTGCCGACGGCGGCAAGCCGCGCGCACAGACCGTCAAGCTCAACTATCCGGTCGAGTATGACGGCAAGATTTACAACGAGATCACGGTGCGGCGGCTGACCGCAACCGAGGTCGACCAATTCTGCACAGCACTCGTTGCGCGCGTCCCGACCGACACGAGCGCGATGCCGCGGCTGCCGATGTTCGACGTGCCGTTCGCGGTGCTCGATGCGCTCGACGCCGACGATGACGATGCCGTGCAGGAGGTCATCACAAGTTTTTTGCCCCGTCGCTTGCGGCAGGCGGTCGAGCAAAGCCAACAGAGTGGCGGGCCTACGCCGCCTTTATCGCCGCAACTCTCGGGTGGTCCCGCCAAGACCTGATGGCGATGGACTTTCCGGAACTTGTGCAGTGGTTCGAATACGCCGTCGAGATTGAGAAATCCCGCACGCGCTCGATGAGCGTCGCTACGGCGAACGCCCTCGGCCGCATGTTCCGCAAGAGGTAGACCTTTGGCCCGCACGATCGTCGGTCAGCTCGTCGTCAATCTGATCGACGGCGTCACGGGCAAGGCCAAGGGCATCGCGGCCGCGATCAAGGCGATCGAGAATTCGGTCACCGGCCTCGGCAAGGTCAACGTCAAGGGCGGTGGCGTCGACGGCCTCGCGACGTCGCTCAAGAACGCCGAGAAAGCAGCGCGCGATCTTGCGGCGACGGGCAAGGGCCTGGACGATTGGGGTAGCCGGTTCTCGGGCAATCTCGGCCGGCTGCGCGCAACGCCTGGCGAAATCGACAAGATCAGGGACTCGTGGCGCCGGCTGCAAGGCGACATGCGCGGCGGCCGCCTCGACGAGGCCTTCCGCGTCAACGCGGTGCGGCAGTGGCAGGCTTCGGCGATCGCCGGGCTCGCAGCCGTTCGGCGGGAGCATGAAAAGACCGAGCGCGCGATTACCGCGGCATCGGTGTCGCGGCTCGGCCGCAATGCGGCAATCGTCGCCGGCGCGGTGCCGACCGCGTACGGCGCGCAGCGTGCGACGCGCTACGGCCTCACACATGGCGCCGAGCTTCCCCGCGAAACGACGCGGCAGTTCCTCGGCGGTATGACGCCGGAGGAACAGGCGACCGCCGCGATCAAGGCGCGCGAACTCTCGACGCGCTTCCCGTCGATCGGACAGGTCGGGGCGATGGAGCACATCCGCCAGCTCCGCGCGCGGTTCGGCGACTTCCCTCACGCGATCGACGGTGTCGAAAGCCTGGTGCGGGCGCAGGTCATCTTGCAGAACCTCAAGGGCGGGGAACAGGCCGGGCACGATCTCGAACGGCTGGTGCTCGGTCTTGAAGGCCTCGGGGCCGGCGCCGACCCGAAGAAGTTCAAGCAGTATCTCGACGCCTTCGTGAAGGCGAAGTCGCTGTTCCCCGATCTGCGCGGCGAGGATTTCCGTCAATATCTGCAGACGTCGAAGGCCTCGAAATACGGCCTTTCGGACGACTATCTGACCAACGTCGCGCCGACGATGATGCAGCACGAAGGCGCTGCCAAGTTCGGCACCATGCAGCAGACCGCGTTCGGTGCGCTGGTCGGCTTGCGCACCCGCAAGCGGTCGGTCGAACAGCTCATCGAGCACGGTCTCGCCGAGAAGTGGCACAAGAACGCCAGGGGTGAGGTGTTGCTCGACAAGATCGTCGGCGAGCAGGATCTGATCAGCAACCCGTTCAAGTGGGCGACGGAGGTTCTCGCACCGGCGCTGGAAAAGAAGGGAGTCAGCTTCACCGGCGACAAGGAGAAATTCGTCTCGACCGTCACGAAGATGTTCTCGGATCGCAACGCGGCCGAATTCTTCACGACGCTGCTCGCCAACAAGTCGGTGATCGAAAAGGACCGCGCGATGCTCGCCACGGCGCGCGGCACCGAGTCGGCGGAGGAAGTGCGGGTGCGCGATCCGTTCGTCGCATTCGACGGTGTGAAGCAGCAACTCATCAACGTCGTGCAGAACGCGCTCGAGCCCCAGGCGGCGCGCGCGACCGCGGCCCTCAACAGCGTCGCCGACGCGCTCGGCCGGCTGGCGGCGATCAACCTCAGTCAGACGGGGTGGTTCAAAGAGCCTGCAAAGCAATTCATGCAGGACGTGAGCGACACCTCGCTGACCAAGATCCTGTTCAAGCCCTTCGAGGCGTGGAAGCTGCTGCTCGGTGCCGACAAGGCGTGGTGGTCCATGGCCACCGAAGGACAATCGAATTGGGGCGGCAGGTCCAAGCGCCCGCCGGAGGACTTCACCTTCGCGTCGACCGGCCGCTTCCGCGGCGGCGCGGCGGCGCCAAGCGACACGGGGCTTTTCAATGTGCCGGCGGCGGCGCCTGGCCGCTTTCCGAACCTGCCGATGTTCCAGGCGCCGATCCAGCCGTTCGATCTGTCGGCCACGGCAGGCTCGACGATGGACAGCTACAACGAAGTCCTGCGCGCCAAGGGTGAGGAAGCAAAGGGAATCGGTGCGAGCATCGCTTCCGCGCTGCGCTCGCTTCTGAGCTTCACGGCGACGCCCAACATCCAGATGCCAAGCGTGCCTGGCGCGCCCGCGGCTGCAACCGGAACGCCCTCGGCGCCGGCGCGCGCATCCGGAGGCAGCGTCTACGCCGGGCAGCTCTACCAGGTCTCCGAGCATGGGCCGGAACTGTTCGTGCCCGGCACGGACGGTTCGATCGTTCCCGATCCTGGAGGCGCTGGCGGCGGCAGCGCGGCCGGTGGGCGGTCAGTCTCGGTGTCGTTTGGTGAAATGCACTTCCACGGCGTGCACGACACCGCCGCTGTCGCATCGAGCGTCGTCGGCACCCTCAACGACAAGGTCAACGACGAAATCCGCAGCCTGTTCTCCGACTACGGCGTCGAGGTGGTGTGATGCTGTACGCGCTCGGGCCGGTGGTTTTCACCGTCGCGCCGCTCAACGCCGACAAAATCGGCCGCGAAGGCGAAACGCGTCATGCCCAGCACGCGGTGATGGGCGCCGCCCCCGTCTATGAGTTCATGGGCGAGGGTCAGCGCGAGTTCACGATCAAGGGCGCGGTGTTTCCGGAGCACTTCGGCGGACTAGGCGAGCTCGAGACGATCGAGGCATTGCGCCGCGCCGGCATGCCGCAGCACCTGATCCGCGGCGACGGCAAGCCGATCGGCTGGGTGCTGATCCAGAAAGTGAAGGAAGACGGCGACCATCTCGGCTTCTCCGGCGTGCCGCGCCACATCAGCTATTCGATCGACATGAAAATCACGGACGCGCCGAGCGGTGCGGGGCTGATCGACGTGGTGGGAGGCTTCCTGCGGTGACGACGTTCGAGACGATCGCCGTGAAGGCGGAGGGCCTCACGGTGTCGCGCATCGTGTGGCGCCGCTTTCGCCGCTACATGCCCGGCCTCGTCGCGCGCGTGCTCGACATTAACCCGGGGCTCGCGGGAGCCGGACCGATCCTGCCGTACGGAACCAAGTTCACGATGCCGATCGAGCCGCCCCCGCAGACCATCATCCGGCCCGTCGTGAACATCTGGGATTGACGTGCTCGAGCCCGATTTTCAGGTTCTGATTGGCGGTCGCGACGTCAGCTCCAAGATCCGCCCGCTGTTGGAGTCGATCACCGTCGAGGACAAGGACGGCGTTGCGTCCGACAGTTGCGAGATCGTGCTCGCCGATCCCGACGGCTCGGTGCTGATGCCCGAGAAGGACGACACGATCAGCATCTTGCTCGGCCACAAGGGCAAGGGCGTCGGGCTGGTGTTCGAGGGCTTTGTCGACGGAACGACATCGGCCGGTGCCAAGGGCAGCGGCCGCAAGCTCACGGTGAAAGGCAAGAGCGCGCGGCAGAAGTCGAAGGCCAAGGAGCCGCGCGAAAAGCATTGGGACAAAAAGACGTTCGGTGAGGTCGCGAAGGATGCGGCTTCGTACGCCGGACTGTCGGCAACCGTCGACGGCTCGCTCGCGTCGCTCAAGCGCGAGTATTGGTCGATGAAGAACGAAAGCTTCCAGCATTGGGGTCAGCGTATGGCCCGGCAGCTCGGAGCGACGTTCAAGATCGCCGGCAACCGCGCGGTGTTCATGAAGCGCAACGCCGGTGCCGGCGCGGGCGGGACCGCGCTCGCAACGGTGCGAGCGGTGTACGGCGACAACATGGTCAACTGGTCGATCTCGCCGGACCTTGGTCAGCCGCAGTTTCGCAAGGTCAAGACGCGCTACTACGACCCGAAGTCGGCCAAGTGGAAGACCGAGGAGCGCGACGTCGACGGCACCGATGCGCCGGCGGTGCGCACACTACGCTTCCAGGCGGGCGATAAGGACAACGCCAAACAGAACTCCGATGCCGAGGCGGGCGCGAGCGAGCGGAACAAGGGATCCGGCAGCGTTCAAATCCTCGGCGATGCGGCCGCAAAGCCCGAAGGCACGCTGACGATCGAGGGAGCCAGGCCCGGCATCGACGGCGAATACGCGATCGACAGCGTCAAGCATCACCTGACGAAGTCGGGCGGTTACACCTGCGACATCTCGATCGGGAAGCCGAAGGGCAAGGCCGGCAAGGACGGCCGGGGCAAGAAAAAATGAGTGGAGAGGTTCAACATGCGGGGGGGGGGGGGCACGTCTGGTCGTGCTTGTGCTGCTGCTCGCACCGACGGCGCAGGCGGTCGCGCAGTCGCATCACGGCCGTCATCACGCGTTCTACCAGAACTGGATCAACAAGGCGGACAAGGGCTGCTGCAACGATCAGGATTGCGGCGAGCTAGCCGAGAACGATGAGCGCACGATCGGCGATCGCGTTGAAGTCCTGGTCGAGGGCACGACGTGGTGCCCGGTCGAGCCACACCACTACTTGAAGCGCGGCAACGCCCCGAATTGGGCCACGGCGCATGTCTGTGTGCGGAAGTGGCGGCAGCCGGACGAGCCCGCATGCGCGCGGTTGCTCTGTTACCAACCGAAGCCGGGGACGTGACCGTGACCGACTATCCGACGACCTGGTGGGAACGCACCGGCAATACGACGCCGTGGGTTGATCATCCGGGCGGCGGGCGGAGCTGTTCGCAAATCTTCCGGTGCATCGCGACTGGCGAGGAGTGCCCCTCGACCGAGCTTCCGATCGGTGCGCTGTTCGCTGCCGAACGCGACGCCGACGATGAACCGAACGGCTTTCCGCCTGTCGGCCACGACGGGTTGTCGATCGTCTGCGTCTGCATCGGCAACAGTGGCCCCGGCAGCCGGCATCACTGGTACATCGACTATCGCGCCAGCAACTGCACCATGAAGGACGACAAGGAACATCGGTGCTGGGTGCGCCACGGCACCGTCGGCGAGAAGGTGACGGTCGACAAGAACGGCAAGACATGCGGCGCCGGTGCCGGATCCTTCTACATGGATAACCAGCGCTGGCACGGCTTCCTGCGCAACGGCGCGCTCGTCCAAGGCTGATCGTCCCGGAAACCAATCAAGGGTGATCTGAATGCGAGTCCTTCTCGCCACGCTGGCGTTTGCCGGCGCGCTCGTTTCGTGCGCGCCGCCCTTGCAGGCACAGCCCGACGAGCGGCTGTTCTTCGTGCAGGGCGGCACGCATCCGAACGACGTGCTGGACGCGCGGAAATGCCCGCCGCCGTTCTCGCGGGCGCGCTGCAAGCGCGAGCGCGTCAAGAAGTCTCCGCGGCCCGCGAACCCGCCGTCAATACGCTCTGATTTCCGCGCCTCGATCGCCGCGCTGATCGATGTCATCGCCACCGCCGAGCGCGTGCCGGCCCGCATGGCGCACGCGCTGGTGCGCATCGAGAGCGGCGGCAATCCCCACCTGCGCGGCCGCGAAGGCGAGTGGGGCCTGACGCAGATCAAGTGCCAGACGGCGCGCGGGCTCGGCTTTAGCGGCGGATGCGCGGCGCTCGCGGATCCTGCGGTCAATCTGCGCTGGGGCCTGCGCCACGCGCGCCGCGCGCTCGATCGCGGCTCGATCGGTTTCCACCAGGCGGGGCTTGGCGCGCGACGCACGTCCGCGCGCTACGTCGACCGCATTCATTCGGCCATGAGGTAAGACGATGTCTTTCAAACTGATCTGGCTTGCCGAGGTGCTGCGCAGCGCCGGCCTCAAGGTGGTCGAGCAGCCGGGCTGGAAAACCCGCGGGCTCGGCGACATGGGCAACGTGCGTGGCGTGATGTGTCACCACACGGCCAGCTCGCCGAAGGGCGGCAACACGCCGGCGCTCGGCGCCGTGCAGAACGGCCGCGGTGGACCAAAGCCGCTGCGCGGGCCGCTCTCGCAGCTCCTGCTCGCGCGCGACGGCACCTATTACGTCGTCGCTGCCGGTCTCTCGAACCATGCCGGGCCCGGCAATTGGAAGGGCATCACGGCGGGCAACCGAAGCTTCATCGGTATCGAGGCGGAAAACAACGGCCTCGGCGAGAAGTGGCCCGACGTCCAGATGGACGCCTACGTGCGCGGCGTTGGAGCGCTGCTGACGAGGCTCGGCGCGACCGAGGAGATGTGTGTCGCGCATCTCGAATACGCGCTGCCGGTCGGCCGGAAGTCGGACCCGTATTTTCCGGGGAGCGGAAAGGACAATCGAGAGACGCGCATCAAGGCGTTCGCCGCGTTCCGCAAGCGCGTCGGCCAGGCGATGACCGCTGCACCGGCGGCCGCTCTGTTCTCCGATGAAATTCTCGATGACGGCCCCGGCGATATTCCGACTCCCGATCTTGAGACGGAGGGCACCGCCAAGGTCGAAGCGACGGCTGCACAGGATGCGGCGAAGGATCTGAGCGAGGCGGAGATTAACGGCGTGGTCGGCCGCCTGCGCGCCATGAAATATCACGAGGTAGGCCTTCCTGACGGCAAATGGGGCGGGCGCCTCGCCGCCGGCATCGCAGCGTTCAAGAACGACCGCAAGCTCTCGGGCGAGCCGGTGATCGATGAAGCGCTGATGGCCGAGTTGCGCGAGGCCGAAACAGAGGGCTGGCAGCGCCCGATCTCGAAGGAGCGCGCGGAAGGCGTTCCTGAAGGAAGCCGCGTGACCGACGCCGCCACCAAGCAGGGCTGGCTCGGCGGCGGATTCAGCATCACGGCCATCGGGGCATATTTCTCGGACTATTTCGAGCCCGTGAAGCCTTACCTGCGGCCGGTCGCCAACTTTGCCTATGACCACTGGCAGCTACTGCTGCTCGGCGCCGGGCTGCTCGTGATCTGGCAGGCAAGCCGCATCTGGTTTGCCCGCGTGCAGGATCACCGCGAAGGCAAGACCACATGATCGCCATTCTCGGCATCATCGGGCCGCTGCTCGGCGGTCTCGGCGGCCTGAGTGCGATCGGGCTCGGTGCGATCCCGTTCGTCGGTCCGCTGTTCAAGTTCTTCGGCAGCGGTGCCGGCAAGATAGTGGGCCTCGCGCTCCTGGCGGTCACGATCTACGGCGTCGGCTGGTTCAAGGGCGATGCGCACGGCGATGCGCAATGCGTCGTCAAACTCGACAAGCTCAACACCGACTGGCGCGACCGCGTTGACGCGGCCGCGGATGCGTTCGCGAAAGCACGCCAGGCGCGCGACGCCGAGATCGACTTAAGCATCGACAAGCTGGTGCAGGAGCGGATTGCGGCGACTGCCGGCGAACAAACTGACCTCAAGAAATTGGTGGACGAATATGCTGCCGAACTCGCGAAGCGTCCGAAAGCTGATGCCAGTTGTGCTTTTGGCCCTGATGACGTCGGGCTGCGCAACCGGGCCAAACCTCGCCGCTAGTCCGTCGCCGCAGCAGCTCGCGACGCCGGAGAAGACGCAGGCTGTGACCGCGGTCGCGGTGAGCAAGCGTTGCGCCGATCTCGCGCGCAAGGTGACCGCGCCTGGGTACAGGGTCGGTGACAATCCCAAGCTGACCGTCAAGCAGTTCGAGGCTGCGCTCGAGGAAGCGAACGGCAATCTCGGCGCGACGCGCGCCTGCATTCTCAAGCTCTCGGCGGACTATGCCGCCGGCTTGAGGCGGTGACGCGATGGATTCGCGCGGCAGACTTGTGATGTTCGGTCTCCATCTGGCCGGCTTCGCTTGGTGCGGCTTTCTCTATTGGCTCGCAGCCGATTGGTCGTGGCTCGGCGGCTGGTGGCTTCTTGGTCCGTGGATCGTTCTCGGCGTGATCTCGCTGGTGATCTACATCGGAACGTGGACGGACGCCCCTGCGATCTGGTGGTGGCCCTATCTCATCGCGTGCTGGCCGATCATGTGGACCGGCGGCATCGTGCATCCGCTCAATTGAGAGAGGTGAGACTGTGGTGATCAATAGACCGCGCTGGGACGAGCAGACGAGCGCCACTGCGTGGGACGACGACACTCGATATGTGCTGTTGCGCGGTCGCATGCGGGATGTTCGCTGGCAGATCGTATGCGTATTTGTAGTCACTGCGACGATCATCGCTCTAATGCATGTTGCTTTCAGCAATGGATGATCTGATCACCCCGCCTTCGTTCTCGCGATGAGAACGCTGTGCGCCGGCGTTGATGTCATGATGACCGCGCTGGGATACCTGTGTCTCATCGTGGCGGGCCTCTACGTGGTAGCTCCGTTCGCGATCGTGATCGGGATGGGATTCTTCCTGGGTGGGGCGAGGCCGTGATCATGAACCGGATAAGTGTCCCCGCAGTCGTGCTGCTCGCTGCGCTCTCCGCTCCCGCGTCCGCGCAGCAACAAACGCCTATCGCTCCGGTCTTTCCGCTCGTCCAGCCGACCGACACACTGAGCACGCCGCATGATCGTGGAATCATCAATCAGCTCGGCATCAACCGCCTGGAAACGCTGATCGGCGAGCGTGACAGGCTCTATGGCCAGAGATTCGATGCGCAGGAAAAGGCCAACGTTCTGGCGCTCAAAAATCTGGAGGAGTTTCTTGCGAGCAGACTTTCGGCTCAACGGGAGGCAATCGACAAGGCCGACAAGGCGAACGAAAAGCGGTTCGATTCCGTGAATGAGTTTCGCACCACGCTGAAGGATCAGCAATTGCTGCTGATCACCCGCGCGGAGGTCAAGATTCTGTTTGACGGCTTCGACCGGAGAATGACCGAGATTCAGGATTTGGTGAACAGGAACACAAACCGCTCGGAGGGTTCCAGTTCAACAATCGCCTATATTTTTGCGGCGCTCGGAGCGCTCGTCGGTATCGCCGGGTTTTTGGTGAGATCACGCGCGGCGCCTGGAGCTTAGATGATCTCCGATCTGCCCGGCGCGCATTGCCGCAACCGCCTGTTCGAATGGACGATGACCGCTGCGCTGCTCGGGCTCGGCGTGCATCTGCTGATCTGGCCGGATGCGATGCGCGCCAGCTCGTTCCGGATTCTGCTCAGCGCGGTCGGCTCGGACTATCTGACGGCGTTCTATCTGTTCGTCGGCTGCTTTCGCGCCGCCGCGCTCTGGCTCAATGGCAACTGGCCCCGCTGGGGGCCGCAGGTGCGGGCACTCGGCGCGCTGCTCGGCGCGGTGGTGTGGCTGCAGATGGATATCGCGCTGGCGCAGCTCGCGCCCGCTGTCGGCATTCCGCCGTCGCCAGGCATCCCGGTCTATAGCGCACTGTTCCTCGCAGAACTGTATTCGACCTACCGGGCGGCCTCGGATGCCAGACTTCGACGTTAGCAAGTGGCCGCCGGTCTTTCAGGCGTTCGCGGCGCTCGGCGCGGCGGTCGCGGGCGGGCTGGTGTGGCTGCTCGGCATCCGCCGCAGGGGCGAGGGCGGGCAGACGACGGATCGTGTGCATGCCGAGCTCGATACGGCGCGGCTGCGCCTCGATGTCGAAGAAGTCATGCGCGCGACGCGCGAGGCGATCCATCGGCGGATCGACGAGGTCCGCGACGAAGCGAAATCCGAGATCGACGCGCTGGAGGAGCGCGTTCGCGCGTCTGAGATTGCTATCGCTAGGCTACAAGCGCGCGCCCGCCATCGCTAGCGTTGCACCGCTGGGGAGCAAAACGATGCCGATGATACTCGCCGGTCCGCCGCAGGATCTGAGCGTGCTGGGCTATTTCGTGATGTTTGTGGTTGCGCTGCTGATCGCGCAGCGGTGCGGGCTGTTCGGCCGGCGAAACTGACATGGGCCAAGTCAGCAGGGTGATGCGCCGCGGCGAAGGCCGCTATTTCCACTGGTGCCCGGGCTGCGAGGAGATGCACCCGTTGCCTGATGGCTGGACGTTCAACGGCGACCTCGAGCGGCCGACCTTCTCGCCGAGCTTCGCGCAGGGCGGAATGCAGACGGTCCAGGTCGACGGGAAATGGACCGGCGAGTGGGTACGCGACGGCGAAGGCAAGCCGGTGCCGCGCGTGTGCCACTACTTCGTGGAGGAAGGCCGCCTGCGCTTCCTTGACGACTGCACGCACCCTCTCGCCGGCAAGACGATCGACATGCCGGATCTGCCGGCACACCTTCGCGATTAGAGATCCCGCGCCGGACGGGTCACCTCCGGCCCTCCCAAACTCAGCGGCCGCCCTTCGGGGCGGCCCTTTTTGCGTTTCAGGCCGCTACCTGTTCGCGCGCGGAACGGGTAGCCGCTCACTGATGGTGAAGGCCGCGCGGCGCCGGCCGGCGGTTTTTTCGTTTCGCGCGACATCGGCGCGGACGGAACGCGCGGTGAACGATCGCGCGCGCCGCGTGTCAGAACCGTGCCCGAATACCTGCACGTTGCTGCATCGTTCTGCATTCATTCGCGCGGCGGCTGCGCAGCGCGATGTCGGAAAAATGCTGATTGTTGCGGTGTTTTCGTGGTGCTGCCGGTAAGGATTGAACTTACGACCTCCCCCTTACCAAGGGGGTGCTCTACCACTGAGCTACGGCAGCGCGCCGGCGGAGAGTGTGCAAATCACGGCCGGAAACGGCGCGATCCTTGCCATACGGGGGCAGGCGGCGCAAGCGACTAGCCGAACCGCTTCAAATGCTCCTGCGCGGCCGGGCTCGCGTTCTGCCGGCCGGCGAGCTTCACCAGCACCTTCTTGATCCGCTCCGCCGCGAAGTCCTGCTGCGCGAGTGCCATGCCGCGATCGAACACTTCCGAGTAACGCGCGATCAGCCCGTCACGGAACTGGAAGAAGCCGATGCCCTCGAACACCACCGGCTTTCCTTCCGCGCCCGGCATGCCGGAGGCGTAGCTGAAACGGTAGCGCGCGTAGCCGTTCTGCGC